CAGTCCAGAGGCTCGTCGATGCCACGGCCGTCGTTAATCATCATCACGGCGATGGAGCCGCCGAAGAGCCGCGCCCAGCGGATGGCGGTCATGGCCGTTTCTTCCCAGTCCAGCTCGTCGAGAGCCTCCGTGTAGAAGTCCTCGATCTTCTGGTCTTTTGTGCTCTCCAGCGTGAAGCCGTGCTTGATGGCCTCCTCTGCGGGCGTGTCGATGATTTTCGCAAACAGGCCGTTGCCCTCGTAGTACATGGTGAGCAGTTCATCGGGAACCACAGGCTCGGCACGGAACCGATACCCTTCCGTGGTGTCCTTGCTCGTGCCGTACTTGTTCATCATGTTCACGTAGCCGTCGGCTCGGTAGGGGCGAACGGCCTTGCCGGTCTGCATCTCGATCAGGTGGGCGTACCTCTTCACGATGCGCTCGGCTTGGTCTTTGCGTCTGTCGTCCATACCCTCTCACCTCTTTCTCAAATCAGGTTGCCGACGTTGAACGCCGTCTTCGTTTCAATCTCCGCAAATGCGTTGGCGCTTGAACTTTCCGTCTGGGAAGTTCTCAAGCTGCGTAAGATACGCCTCGTTCCACTCGCCATACATGATGTCGAAGTTGCCTGCCTGCCATTGGGCGGCCATAGGCTCGGCTCTGGCCTCTTTACTGCCGCTTTCAGCGACGGCCGTAACGTCGAAGCCAGACAGGAACTTGATGTAGGACTCGGCCTGCTCTTTGCCGGCTTGTCCGGGGTCTTTCGGCAGGGGGACGCGGACGCGCTTGTGCGCCGCACGGTCTGCCTGAGCAGTCAGCTTTATCGTCTTTCGCACATCGGAGGCGTTCATCTGCTTGTTGATGACGTCCGCGATGACGTATCGGCCGTTCTTCCGCTTGCCCATCAGGACGCCAGCGGAATAGGCCGGGTCGCCGTTCTCGGTCTTCTCGGTTGCCGCCAAGTCCCAGCAGCGAACCCACTGGATGACGTCCTGCGGCATGATGGTCAGGATCTCGCCAAGCTGCGTTCTCTTGAAGAACAGGCCGGCGGCGGCCCTGATCTTCCAGTTGCCTTTGAGGAGTCGCTCGCGCTGGATGACCGACAGTGCCTTCAGGTTGGACAGGTAGCCGGGGTCGATGCGGAGCAGCTCTTGGTTGTCGTACACAGAAGACATGATGAACGTCACCGACTTCGGCTCGTTCTTCTCTTCCGGTGTGGTCAAATTGAAGCGTTCCCAGAGTTCCTCTCTGGTGTCCGCCCAGTAAACGACCTCGTCGCGCCGAATCATGTAGCGAATGAGGCCAGAACGCTCAGGGATGGGATAGCCGGTGTCTTGGTCGATCCACCATGCGATGAACTTCGCCACCCAGCTATCAGCGTCAGGGTTGCAGGTCGCTCGAACGAACGGCCTGACGCCGCAGGTCGAACGGTTACGGGACAGCATATAGAAGAAAATCTCCTCGCTGAAATGCGTCAGCTCGTCGAAGCCGATCTCGCAGATCTGAGCGCCCTGCCAGTTGTCCAGCTCCTCCGAACGCTCGATGTGCGCAAAGGACACCTTGGAAACCTCGTTGCCGTCCTTATCCCGAAACGACCACGTGCCGTCCGAGATTTTCCGCTGTGCCCCGTTGATACCGTGGTACATCTTCTGGGCTTCATCCCACAGGCCGCCTTGGGCGAAAATCTGCTTGTAGTTCTTCCTGAAGATCGTGCAGCCGAAGCCCTTGACATTCTTGTATCTCAACGCCGACAGCAGCAGGCCGTAGGTCTTGCCGCCGCCGGCCGCTCCGCCGTAGATGCAGATGTCCGCAGGGGTTGCAAGAAACTTCTCTTGCGGGCCGAACTGCGGCTTCAGCACACGGACTTTTCTCTCAGGACTCTTGCTGGTCGCCATCGTCCCTGCCGTTTGCGGGGAGATAGATCAGAACATCTTCGGAATCATCGCCGGCGGAGAGGGCGACTTCCTGCCGCTGCGCCCACTGGGTACGCTTGCGGTTGTTCAGCCAATACATAATTGCCATAGTGTCTGGCACTATGTTCTTCGTCGTGTTCTTGATGCGGACGGGCTTCGGGTTGCCATCCTTATCCATGTCGATTGTTTTCTCGGTGTCGGTAATCTGGTAGCCCAAAGCCCTTTGATAAAGTGCCTTCTCGACCTTAGAGTCGGCGATGTTCTTTCCTCGCTCGACTGCGTCGTTCAGGCTCTCATGCTCCTGCTTCCAGCGAATAAAGGTGCGCGTCGAGATGCCGAAAGCCTCGGCAATCTCGTCGTTCGTGGCTCCCTTGATTGCCAGCGACCAAGCCCAATCGTCGTGGTATTCGGGATTGTACTTGCTGAGGGCCGGCATATCACATCACTCACTTTCCTGCCAGATATTCGGTGGCAAGCATTTCGATCAACTGCCAGCGGTTCTTGCTCGTGATGGCACCGTCCTTCTCGGCCTTCTTGATGGCCTTCGTAATGGTAGCTGCAGACTCCGCAGGGATGGCGTTGCTGCCGAAAATCTTCGTCAGATACGTCCACTCCTCGTCGTCCTTGAAGCCGACCTCGTCCATCTTCTCCGTGACGCTCTCGATCATGGAGTGGATGGCGGCGCCGACGTTGCGGATGTCGGAGAACTTCTGGTAGCGGGCCAGCGCCTCGATGAACTGCTTGCACTGTTCGTAGGGCGCGACACCGATAATCTCAGGTGCCGAGGACTCAAGATTCTTCACCAGCGCATCCATGTCCTTCACCTGATGCGGCAGGAACGAAAACGTGATGTTCTTGAAGTCGAAATGCACCGCCGGGGACAGCAGCTTATCGTACTGCTCCAGAGGCTCCTCCATGATGTCCTTGCCGATGAAGCTCTCCAGCATATCATCCACGTCGTCGAGCATCTTGCAGATCTCGCGCAGGATGGACGGGTCATCGAAACCGCTGATGGCGTTGTGGGCCAACTGCTTCGATGCAATCTTGGAGCGGGACAGGCCGCTCACGTCGATGATGGCGATAATCTCCTTCATGCCGGCGGCGCGGGCGCTCTTGATGCGGTGGTGGCCGGAGATAATCTCCAGAACACCGTCTTTCTCCACCAGCAGGGGCAGGCTCTCAAGCTGGCCGCGGTTCTTGATGTTCGCGGTGAGCTGATCCTGCATTTCCTTCTTCATGATGCGGGCGTTGATGTCCTGCTCCCGTACCTTATCAAGCTGGACTTTGGCGATAATCAGGCCGGTGCCCATGTCGTAAATCTTCTCGTAGCTCATTGCTGTGCTCTCTTCTGCTGCCATTGTTTCTCCCTCCTCAGCCATTCGGCCAACGTAGCCTTCTCGTCACGGCCAGCCACAAGGGCGGCCTCATAGGTCAGCTTGTACCCGTTCTTCGCGTCCTCCTGCCGGTTGACCAGCTTCATGATGCCGCGAACCTCTTTGTTCTCGGCGTACTTCGTGAGCATGGCTGTCCGCATCTTCGTGACCTTCTCCTGGTCGATGTCGTCGAGCAGCGTGTCCACGAAGCTCTGGTTCTGGGCCAGCATATAGCAGAGACGGCCGAGGCGGTACAGCTTGTGCGGTGCCTTCATGACGTACCACACAAAGATGGAGTCTGCAGCCATCTTCGAGATGCCGAAGACCGCGGCCACATAGCCGTCGATCAGGACAGCGCGGTTGTAGGTCGCCTGCGAGCCTACGAAGTTGTGCGTCCAGAGCATCCGGTAATACTGCGCGTTGGCGCCGGCGATCTGGATAATTCGGATGTCACTGTCCTCCGTGATCTCATAGTCGAGCGGGAGCATACTGCATTTCAGAGGCTCCAGCTTGCCCTCCTGCGGGCGCTTGATTTTCTTCCCTTTGGCAAGGGCCACCGCTTCCTCTTCCCTGTTCGTCGTGATGTACGAGTTCAGGTCGGCGCGTGTCCCAGAGCGGGCAAAGATGGTGTGGCCGACGGCCTCACCTGCCCGTTTCTCCTGATAGCACAGGAGCAGAGCGGGAGCGTCCATCATCATGTCGTAGAGCTGCTGATGGCCGGTCTCAGGGTCGAACATACCGTAGGGCGGCTCTTTCCAAGTCATCTTGCCCTGCGTGTCGTAGAACTTCTCATAGCCGGCGAAATACGTCGGCGGATTCGCCACGATGATCGTATGCGGGTCGTCCTTCACCTCACGGAGATGATCCCACATATCCAGCGGGCGGTAGCTCATGCCGCCGAGCAGGCTCTTCGTGGCCTCAAGCTGTCGGCGTATGCTTTCGATGTGCTCTTCACGCCTGTCGTGCAGGTCGCGCAGGATGTTGTGGAAATACTCGTTCCCTGCGCTCTTCGATGTCCGCAGATAGATTTGCGCGTACAGAGCTACGGCCGGGTCTAACAGCTCTTCATCGGAGAAGCCCTGCGCGTGGATCTGCAACGGTTCGAGAGACTGCCCCGTGATGGCGTAGCCCATCACCGAGGTCATCATGTTCACGTCGCTGGTTTCGATCTGCTCAGGCTTGAACCCCGACTGGACTGCCAGATTCGCCATAGCGAATGTACCGGCGCATGGCTCTACGAACCGCGTGTACCCAGAACGCCGAGCGGTCTTAATGAGCTCAATCAAAAACTTCTGCTCAACACCGTTCAGGCACCCGAGGAACATCGCTCCGGGGTCCATAAAAAACGCCATTGTACTGACCTCCTATCGGTTTCGAGAACACGAAAAAGAGGCGGCGGCCTTGCGGCCGTCACCTCTCAGACGTGGTCTTCACTTACATCTCGTCGATCAGCTTATCGACGATGTCCAGACAGGTCATCGCTGTCCTGCCCTTCTCATTCCAGTATTCCGCAGCGCCACCCCTAACGCTGTCGGCTACCGTTTTCACCATCAGGCACGGAACGTCGTTGAGGTCGCAGGTCAGCAGGATCGCCGCTGCTTCCATGTCGCACACATCCGCGCCGAACTCTTTGTTGAGCCAGAGCTTCTCCTCCGCCTTGCCCATGAATTTATCGCCAGATGCGCAGCACACATGACGCAGGTTCGGGAACACTCGGCTTGCTATCTTCATGAGCCGTTCATCGGTCTGGAGCCGCCGGTCTGGGTAGTATTCCATGTATTGACCAACAGGCACACCGTCCACATCGGATAGGTCGTACTGCCAATGCACCACGCAGTCAACGAGGCAAGGCTCGTCGGCCATCAGGTCTTCTCTGCAGCCTCCCACTACGCCGTAATTAAGAACCGCAGCGACTTCGTAACGGTCGATAAGGTATTGTGTTGCGGCGGCCGCAAAAATCTCACCTGCGCCACTATACAGGGCGTAGACTTGACTTTTGGCGGTTTGATAAAGCACTGTGCCGTAGCCGTCGTTCAAATCGTAGCCTTCGCCGTATTTCTGGCGCATGGCCTCTTCCTCGACTGCTACGATTAGTCCGATCTTCCTCATGGAGTCACTCCTCGATGCAAGAGAAAAGGCAGCCGGTTCTCCGACTGCCTTTCTCGTATTCTGGACCGGGCTCCAGCTTGCGAGGCTGGAACGCCTGCCGGGTAGGCAGGCATGATGCACTTTCACCAAGCCCGGATATGGACCGGGAATCCGCTTACGGGGCGGAAACTCTCGACAGGATGCCGAGCGTGATACCTTTCACTATTCCCGGATGTTGCCCCGATGGTCGGGGTCTATGGCACGGACGGTTGGGAATCGAACCCACCACACGCGGTTTTGGAGACCGTGTCGCCACCTTGGGACATTCGCCCGTATATGGACCGGAACCCTACTTGCGAGGTAGGAACTCCCTCAAGGATAGAGGGCGTGATGCTCTTTCACCAGTTCCGGGTATCTGATGTGCGGGCGGGGATTTGTCACCCCGCATAGCGCAGGCAGCGTACAACGTGCTTTCTTCCCGTCCGAGGTAGCTACTTAACCCCAATAGGTCTGCGTTCTGTTGTGCCCTTCTGCGCCGCATACCCTTGCTGCGTCTACCTATTCCGCCACCGCACATCACCGGCCTGCCGGTTACAGCAGGCTCAGTTGCTCAACTTTCTCTTCAGGCGGTTTTGCCGCCTTAGGCTGTTTCAAAGCGTCAGCCTCAGGCATCTCCTCGATGACCTCGCCGGTGTGGGCCAGCCACCACTCCGCAAACAACGTGCGGTGGCACCAGTTTTCAGGCTTACGGATGTCCTCAAAGCAGAGCAGAACCAGCTTCTTGTCCTCCTCCTGAGCCTTGGCGTCAAGCCGCTGGACGATGCCGATAATCTTATCGACGCCGATCTTATCCAGCTTCTTGAAATACTCGGCCTTGTACTCCTCATAGCCCAGCTTCAGCATATCGTACCGCGGAGCCAGCGCGTAGCACTGTTCACGGATCTCGTACCCAGTTGAAAATCTGGGCTTGCCGACGCTGATGCCGACGGGATAATACCCATCGTTTCGGAGTTCCTTGTTGCTATACCGACCTGTCATAATTGCCATGTGATTGCCTCCTGAATATCTTTACTTTATTGTACCATACGGCCTACCTAAAGCAAGGTTTTACGGTGTCGCTACGCATTTTTGTGACCTTGTTCGGATGCCTTGCGCCTCGCTGTGGCAGGCTGTGAAATCCCTTTTTAGGGGTGACACATACCCAGCCGATGGCCCTCCGCCTCACCGTTCCGCCGTCGTGGCGTTTTCGATGCAGGTTTCAGGCCCTCAGGCGCCGTGTGGTTGTGATACTCAGGGGTTCTCACCAAGCAGCGCCTTGCTGGGTCTGTTGCGCTTACTTGATGGCTTCGAGCAGCTTCTCTGCAGTGTCCGTCTTCTCCCAAGTACGTTCCTCGCCGATGACGTTGCCGAAGTGGCCGTAGGCGGAGGTGTTCTTGTAGACGGGCTTACGCAGGTCAAGCCAGTTGATAATGCCTCTGGGGGTCAGATCGTAGACGGCCTCGATGGCGTCGCAGATCTTATTCTCGGCGTACTTGCCGGTGCCGTAGGTATCGACGCGGATGCTCACGGGATGGGGAACACCGATGGCATAGGCAAGCTGAACCTGACACTTGTCAGCGATGCCAGCGGCCACGATGTTCTTTGCAATGTGGCGGGCTGCATACGCTGCGGAGCGGTCAACCTTGGTGGGGTCTTTACCGGAGAAGGCGCCGCCACCGTGCGCGGCATAGCCGCCGTAGGTGTCCACGATGATCTTGCGTCCGGTGAGGCCCGAGTCTGCGGCAGGACCGCCCTTGACGAAACGGCCCGTGGGATTGATGAACAGGGCGTACGTGTCAACGTCCATATTGGGCTGGTAGGTCAGCAGCTCGTCGAGGACGGGCTTGATGACGTGCTCCTTCAGAGGCTCCTCCAGATCCTCGGGTGCGACGCACTCCTCATGCTGGGTAGAGATGACGACGGTGTCAACCCGTACCGGGTTGCCCCCCTCGTCATACTCCACCGTCACCTGTGTCTTTCCATCGGGGAGGATGTGAGGGATCGTGCCGTCCTTTCTCTTCTTCATCAGCAGGTATGCCATCTTATTCGCCAGCGTGATAGGCAGGGGCATCAGATCCGGTGTCTCGTTACAGGCGTAGCCGAACATCATTCCCTGATCCCCCGCTCCGCCGACTCCATCGTTGGTTCCCATTGCGATGTCAGGGCTCTGCTCGTCGATAGCTACCATCACCGCGCAGGTGTTGCCGTCAAATCCCGCCTTGGGGCTGTCATAGCCGATGTCCTTCAGGACGCCGCGGGCGATACCGGCAAAGTCGATGTAGTGCTCCGTGCTGATCTCGCCCATGACCAGCACCATGCCGGTCGTGCAGCAGGTCTCGCAGGCCACACGGCCATTCGGGTCATGCTTCATGACCTCGTCGAGCACTGCGTCAGAGATGCGGTCGCACACTTTATCGGGATGGCCTTCCGTGACCGATTCCGAAGTGAAGAGTATCTTGCTCATGCGTTGAACCTCCTTATTGTCTTTCCGTTTCGTCTGGATTTCTTGTCCCCCTCGGACTCTCCAGATTTTCTATGCTACACGATAATACAGGTTGATGGTGAACTTCAATCCCGTTCGCTCCCCATCAATTCTTGTTGCTCTCTTTTTGTCTCTTTTCCTGTCTTTTACTCCCCGATACAGGTATTCAAATGCGCTCACGGTGGACGGTTTCGCCGTGGAAGCAGCACCCGCAGTAAACCCAGACGCCATCCTTGAAGGCGAACGTCATAAACGTCGGGCGCCAGCGGCCATTCTCGTCTACCATGTGGTCGTATGCCTCGCCCACCTGCAGATACCCGCTCGACATGGATGCGGGCGGGACGCAGTCACGGAAGTCATTGACGATCTGCTCGTCCACGGTGTCTCCGGGCTGTGCCGCTTTGTAGAAGTCCCCGGCCGCCGCCCAAACCTCCCGAGTGATGTGTTTGCTCATGCCTTATCCTCCTTGATGTAGTTTTCATTGAGCCAGTCGATCCATCCAGAAATACCTCCGCAGGCGTCCAGCACGTCGTCCGCGTCATCCACGACGCTCGACCCGTGCCAATGTCCCTCTGGGTCTTTCACAAATGCCTCGATCCAGCTATTGTTCTCAAAGGCCACCTTATTCTCGGCCTCTTCGTCTGCGTTGAGGGCGTCCCATAGCTCCGCGTCGCTCTGGAAGGTAGTCCTCAGAGTGTCAGATGCCGCCATGTTCATCGCGCCGGTGTTCTGCTTGTTCTTATACAGGAAATCGTGGCCGTTCATGAAGCCGACGATCTCGACGTCTCCATGTACCTCGATGGACACCTCATAGCCCTTGTATCTCAGGCCGCCGATATGGCCGCCGTACCACACGCAATCGAGGTGGTCATCGTCAATGAAAATGCTCTCCTCGGTCAGAAGCTCCGCGCCGAACGCCTTCGCGTCGGCCTGCATCTTGCGGTATCGCCGCTCGATCTTCGTTCTGCTCATGCCTGCTTCTCCTTTGCAAAAATATAGGCGCTCACCATTTCAGCCGTAACGTCCAAATCCATGTTACGGAGCCACACATCCGACATGAGGTGCAGCGTTTTGAACTCTTCTGCGTCGATACGCAGGCGTTCATCTACCATCGCAGGGGCGTCGCCTCTGGAAATCATGCGCTCCCTTCTCACTTCTTCGGGCGCCCATATTCCGATCACCGCAATACCCTTGCTTCCTGCATAGTGGTTTTTCATGTATTCGATGCCAGCGGGGTCAATGACGTACAGAAGGCTGCTGTCAATCTCCGACTGTGGCACCCCGTAGCGGTAGCCGTTGTAGAGCGTGAACGCGCACATCGGGCCAGCGGCGTCGAACTCTTCCGGTGTCACGAAGATGTGACCCGGCTCTCCAGCGTATCGAGGCGGACGTTCGGTGTACGACCGCACCTCTTTGAAGCCGTACCACTCCGTTATTTTGCGGGCAACGCTGGATTTGCCTGAGCCAGACGGGCCGGCCAGCAGGTAGATATACTTTGACTGGTTCATTCCGGGTCTCCTCCTATATGCCCATGTCGAATACTTCGTAATCCTCTATCTCCTCGATGTCGTACCCGTCCTCTCGGAGCGAAGTAAGCACAAAGTCAAAGTATTCATCTTCACTGTGCCTCCACTTCATCTCTGCGTTCCCGAGGCTCTGCGCGAACCTGTGGCCGTCGTAGTTTCTGACGCGATACAAAGCCGTGTCGAACACGCCGTCATCGTCGCTGAAAAGCAGAATGATTTTCCCACCAGCCGCGTCTTTGCCCTCGCAGCCCTCGTACTCGGCTTCGCAAGGCCAGATTTCAGACCCGAACCCTCTGTCCTGCTCCCACCTCTCGAACAGTTCCGTGATCGGGGTTGAAATCTGGTCGCTGTCCTCGGGGTCGTCGTACTGAAGGCTTTGCAGCTCCTCCATCAGCTCACGCAGAGAATGCCCGTGGTCGATCATCCACTGCAGTTGGAACTTCTCATAGTCACTCATGCTTCAACTTGTCCTTTCTTCGGCCAGCTCGGGCCGCAGTTGAAAACGAGGTACAGGTGCTCACCGTAGTCCTCGATCCTGTCGCCAGACTCTTCGAGTCCATGCAGATACGCCGTGTTCACCACGTCAACTGCGAGCCGCAGCTTTCTTGTGACGATGCGGAAATCGTACCCAACCAGAACGATTACCTGATGAATGTCATCAAGGAACCCGTTCAGGTCAAACTCAACGCTGGTCACACCGTCAATGTTCATTAAGTCTTGCTCAAGCGACGCGCACTTATCGGTGATGCCGTACCGTTCGGCGATCCGTGTAGTCTCGTCGTTCATCGAACCGCCCCTTTCACGTAGTACCGGCCGGCCTCTGCGACCGTGGTATCGTCGAAGCAGTCGGTCATCGCACCGCTGACCTTGCGGATTGTCTCAGGGTCAAGGCCAGCACGTTCCATTGCCATGATGGCATAACCCTTGCAGGCGTCGTTGTTCCACGGCCCCTCAATCATCTGGGCCAGTATGCCGACTCTACCGGCCGCATAGCCCTCCGCTCGGATGCGCTCCACCGTTCTCTCGGGCAGGGTGATGCGCATGGATTTGCAGTCGAAGTCCTCGTCGTCCGGGCTGCAGTCGAGCAGGTCAGCGAGCTTCGCTTCGATGGCGGCGTCATCCGCCTCTTCTTCGATGTCTGTCGCCTCGAAAGCGTGGTAGGTTTCGTAGGTATCGTGGCTTCTCTCGAAGCCGTAGTGCAGTTCAATTTCGTATGCCATATTCACTCCTCCTTGCCGTACTGCTTGAATGTGCTCAGATCGTATGCCCCGGCCACGCCGTTACACTCAATCTCTCGGTCGATGAAGTCCTGATCTGTCAGGCTGATGGTTCCGTCGTTACTCAGGTCAGCCGCCTTTTCCTCTGCCCCTTCGTGGCTGTCAGCCCAGATAATCACGCTTCTGGACAGCGTTTCTCGGACTGTCACGCTGTACGGGCGCAGACCGTCCGCTGGCGCGTCCACGGACTCCGTCCATCCGTTCGCAGCGTCTACGAACTTGGCCGTCAACTCCTCAGCCGTCACATGAAGCGTCGGTCGGTCTGCAGTAGGCTCAACACCTACCCATTCAAACCACGGGTGGTCTGCCGCGGTGACGCTGCCAAAGCGGTCATCAGGCAAACCAACCTGCGACGGGATGAAGTAAACGCCTTCATCAAGGCTGTCCTCGATGGCTTTTTCCTGTTCCTCGCTCATGCTGCCGGCAATCACAACCTCGTGACGCATCTTGTAGTTGTCGGCGTCGCGGTACAGGTAACTGATCTTGGTGTTGACCCGCGCCAGCCAGCCAAGCGTGTCGTTCATCGCTTCATCAAGCGACGCATACGGGTTTCGGACGTTGGCATTTTCATTGAAGCCGTTGACCACGTGCAACATGGCCTCCTCAATGCTCCGATAGCGCCTGCAGATGGTTTCCGCCGTTCCCTTGTGGTGCCCAGCAACCCCGAATGTGAACGGCTGGTAGCTGTCGTCCTCCTTGTGAATGCCGAGGCTCCAGTGCTTGTACTCGAAGAGCTCGTTGTGCCCTGCCTCCCAGCCGCCAGCCTCCTTGAGCCACTGCAGTATCAGTTCTTTTGTCAGGCGTCTGCTCATGCTTCTTCCTCCTCGTCCAAATCGTAGTAATGGATGACAGTCGGTTCGTCATGCCCAATGTCATACACGGTCGTCAGCATCCTGCCGTCGTGGCTGTCATATTCGACGCAGGCGATCATCTCTGGGTCGCGTCCCTCACGGATCAGGTCCACATACACGCCGGGATAGTCAGTCAGAATATCCCCGCCGCCGTGCTTTGCTTGGATGCGCAGCTCGCCCAGCGGCGTCTTCACGCGGAACTCTCTTTTCTGCTGGGGTGCCTCCGCTTCGTTGAACATCTCCACTTCCTTCTGGCGGTAATAGTCGAGAGCATCGCGGAACTTCTCAGCGGAGAAGACTCGCGTCTCTGTCGTGTGGGCCACCTTGTCCCACGCGGTCACGAGTAGCTCAATGACACCCTTCTCGCAGTCGATGTTCTGCTTCATGGTCAGGTTGAAATCCTGCTCGTCCCGGACTTTCAGAATCATGTCTTCTCCCTCCTCAATACTTACACTTGATGCCGAAGTCATTCTCGATACAACTCTGAATGAGCTGGCCCATTCGCCACACCTGATCTGTGACCAGCGTAAACCCGCTTGCTCCCCAGTGCCACGAGAAGCTCTTGCCGTTCTTTCGGAACAACGTGCAGGTCACATCTCTTCCTTTCGTCAGGCGCACCATCACTTCATCTCCATTGAAGCAGCCGAGCGAGATCAGGTTCATTTCCTGCCCGTCTTTCACCTTCAGTACCACGCAGGCATCGTTGTTTGACAACAGTTCCACCATGTCCTTCAGTTTCATTTCGCATTCCTCCTTATCTCTTATGTACGGCATAGACCGTCATCCCTGCGCTGTTCTTCACAACGCGATCCTCGAACTCCTGCTCCGACATCGGTTCAAGATAGAAGCGGACCGTGTCGAGATCCCCATCGCTGTCGTATTCTTTCACGCCGTACAAGACGTGATCTGCGCCGGTCTCTTTCAGGACCTTGATGGCTTCAGCCTCAAACTTCTGAAGCTCCCGCCCGACATCTCGGATAGGCATCTGCCCGAACGCAACCAGCCCACTCTCCGTCCAATGTCTCCACCGGACCCACCCGCCATTTTTCATACCGCATACCTCCGTCCGCTCAGGACATCGACCACCGTAGTTCCGGTGCCGAAAGCCGACCTCATTTCGTGCATCTCTTCGTCGTTGGGCTGCCGGCTGGCGTAACCTTTCAGGGCCTCCCGCACTTCTGCTGCGTAGGTGGCGCGAGTGGCGGACACGTTCACGCAGTCAGGAGCGACCAGCTCAACCTTTTCGAGCATATCGTCAGCCAGCGCACGGCCAATGCTGTTGCGGGCAACGCCGTCGGCGTCAATGGTAATCTTGCACGAGTCCAAGTCGGACTTCACGCGCTCAAGTTCCTTCTGGGCTTCATTCTGCCAAAACTGGCCGAGCTTTCCGCTGAGTTCCATCTGAAATCTGGTCATCGTTATTTCCTCCTACTGGTTATCTCAAATTATCCATCTGGTTATCTTATGAGTATATTATACTGCGTTACCTACCTAAGTCAATAGATTTACGTTAATTTTTCTATATTATTTCCATAATCATAAATCATTCCGTTAATGTTGTCAGCAGCCAGAAAAAGAGCAGGCCGCAAAGCCTGCTCTCGGTTTCCTATTCAGTTTCGTCGTAGTCGTCGGGGTTCCACATCAGGCCGTTATCTTCGATGTACTGGGCCATGCTCAATAAAGCTCTGCCGTGGAGTTTGAACACCCGCTTGCGGTACATATCCTCCCGTTCCAACAGATCCTCCTCGTCCCCGTACAGCAGATCCACCACATCGCCCCAGCTTGCCCCGTCGAGGTATCGGCTTCGGATGACAGCTCGCTCGTCGGAGCGTTTCAGCCGACGGATGATTTTCTCGAAGAACATCCTCTCCCGCCGTCTGTGTTCCAGCGTCGCCCGGATGTCTTCCTCAAGGTCGAACTTCTGCTGCATCAAGTCTGAGATGCGGTCGTTGGATGGGCTTGGCGATTTTGGCATATCCGTGAGGGCTTGGGCTCCCACGCCTACCAGCTTCGTCTCCAACCGCTCCAGCCTCTCGGACTGATTTTCGATTTCGCGCCTCAGATCACGGAGGTCTATCAGCCGTTGCTTGACGGCCTCGACGTTGTAGTGTTTTTCCTCGTTCATAGAGTTCGGAAGCCCCGTTCACCTCACTTTCGCTCTGGCCCCGCGAGGCTTACGCCTGCTTGACCCACTCATACCTCTTCTCAAAGGGTTCAAAGTCCTTCTCTCCGAGGATGCCCTTCAGGTTCATGTCCATCTTGATCTGCCAATAGTCCTGCTCGTCGCCCTTTTCCAGAGCGCCGTGGTACTTGTCGAAGACCTTGCCCCACGCCTCCACCACACGGCGGATGCGCTTCTCGCCGAAGACATCCTTCCCCATGACGGCTGGGTCGTTCAAGGTGAGAATGAGCGTATCGGTCATAAACTGGATGTACGTCTCTTTCTCAGCCTGCCGGTAGACGTTGACCGTGTTCCTCTGCCGTTGCAGGTATCCGTTCTTTCCCATGACTATCCCTCCTTATGACGATGCTTTGAAGTTGTAGATGGGCTTGATAATCTCCAGCACGTCGCAGGTCGGGCCGATGCAGCCCATGATCTCCTTCATGTCCTTGTAGGCGAACGGCGCCTCGTCGATGGTGTCGTAGCTGATGCAGGAGCTATGCACATTCCGCATCGTCTCGCGGTATGCTCCGAGAGAAATAGACTCTCGGGCTTTGCTACGGGACATCAGGCGGCCAGCTCCATGCGGTGCCGACTGGTTCCAATCGTCGTTGCCCTTGCCGACGCAGATCAGAGAACCGTCGCGCATATTCATCGGAATAATCAGGCGCTCGCCCTTCTTGGCAGACACAGCGCCTTTCCGCAGGATCATGCTCTCGTGGTCAATGTAGTTGTGCACGGTCGTAAACTGCTCCTGCGGGACGATGTGCATAGCTTTCAGGATGGCCTTTGCGATGGCCTGACGGTTGGCGTCCGCGTAACGCTGGATGATTTCCATGTCGTTCAGGTAGTCATCCATCAGCTCGCCGGTCAGGTACGCGAGGTCGGGTACTCCGAAGTCGCTGTGCTGCTTTCTCAGTTCTTCCAGCGCACCGGCGATTTCCTTCTGTCGGCCAGCAGCCTTGTACTCGGCGACGACACGGCTGATTTCCCCGCTGGTGGGCTTCGTCATGGCCTCCATCGCTCTGTGCTGATGCCAGTTCGCCACCTCAAGGCCGAGCTTTCGGCTGCCGGTGTGGATCACCAGCCAGAGGCCGCCGCTCTTATCCTTGTCAACCTCGATGAAGTGATTGCCACCGCCGAGCGTCCCGATGCTGAGGAGCGCACGGCTGTTGTCGATGCCGACGCATTTCAGGCCGCTCAGGTCGAACCACTCCTTCGGGTAGTTGTGAGTACAGAAACCGGCCGGCACATTCCAGCGGATGGCCTTGTCCAGCTCGTCAAGGTCGAGCCTCACCCGCCCCAGCTTGACGGCCAGCATACCGCAGCCGATGTCCACGCCCACGAGGTTCGGGCAGACGCGGTCGTGAATGGTCATCGTCGTTCCGATAGTACACCCAGAGCCGGCGTGAACGTCGGGCATGATCCGCACCTTGGAGCCGTCACTCACGGGATGGCGGGACAGCTTCTCGATCTGCTCCGTCGCTTCCTGCTCGATGGTCTTCGCAAAAATCTTCACATCATTGGTCATCGTCTTTTCCTTTCACTCGCTCCACGGAAACTCTGTGATAATGTCGTCCCCCCAAATGGGCTTCATGCTGTCCTTCATGAAGACCGGCTTGCCGAGCGCCTTGGCCTGCTCGACCACGCCCTCGATCCACTCGCGCTTCGGGACGACCTTATCCTTGCGGTTGCCCGTCTCCGCGCCGAGGATGAACCAGTCCATCGACTCCATAATGTCCTTCTTGGGATTGCCCAGAGGCCCCAAAATCGGCTCGATGCTGGCGAAGGTGTGGTGTTCGTCCGACCAGAACATCGGCACGTCGCGCTCGGTCGTCGTTGAGCCGTACCAGAACTCGTCGCCGGCAGGCAGCAGGCCCGCCTCGTACAGTCGGATGTAACGCGCTGGGTTTTTGGTGAGGAACAGGTATCTGTGCCCGGAGGCAGCCTTGCAGGCGTCGAACACCTTCTTGATCCACTCGTCAGGCACCCAATCCCCGAACAGGTCAGCCATCGAACAGACGAAAATTGTCTTGCCGAACCCCTTCGTCAGCGGGTCATTGAGGCGGTACTCATGGAACGTAGGCGTGAAGCCGAAGGGGTACGCCGCATTTCGGACGACGCCGTCCTTGCTGGTAACAGTCAGCCGTTCCTTCAGGTACACCACATTCTCGTCGGTCTCTCCGCCGGCCGCACAGTCGCAGCCTTTGAAGCGATTCGCCGTCGATCTGGCGTAACAGTACGGGCAGGTATGATAGCAGCCCGTGACTGGCGACCACGTCGAATCGCTCCATTCTATTTTCGTCTTTATCAACGTAACCCCTCCTCTAAATAACCCCACTTAATGCCAAGCATCGCTCGCCTTATCGCAGTATGCGACACGCCGTATTTTGCGCCAAGCTCTCTGAGTGAGGCTGTACCCCGCGCCTTCCTGATTTCAAGCACTTCGGCCTCTGTCAACTTATGCGTCCCTGAGCGTTCACCGACTGGCATTTTGTCGTTGACTCTCTTGTCATCAACGTTTTCCTGCCTACTTCCCCAACAAAGGTTTTCCAGCCTATTGTCATCGTGGCAGTCGTTAAGATGTCGGCATTCTTCATCAGGAAGCGGCTCTCTATCCCACGCTAAGAGGACGGCTCTATGTACCCGCAGCTTCTCCCTCGTTCCGTCGTATAGGAAGACATGAAGGTATTCGCCATCTCTTATCTGTCGCAAAACCCTTGGTTTGCTTTGGCTCTTAGCAAGCGACAAGATTTGCCCGTTTCTTGATGCGAAGTATTTTCCGTGATGCCCCGGTATCTCGCTCCACAGTTCACCTTGGTAGCGGATAATTTGTCGTTCCATCGAGCATTCTCCTGTCAGAACGGGAGTTCACCGGCGTCGTCATCGGGAATCTCGGAAAAATCTCCGCTGGGCTGCTGGTAGCTGTTGTCGTAGCTGCCACCGTAGCTTCCGCCTCCAGACCGATTGCCGCCGTCCTTGTTGCTGTCCCCGAAATAGACGTTGTCGGCCACGACCTCCGCGCTGCGGCGGTTGTTGCCCTCTTTGTCCTTCCAGTCACGGATCTGAAGCCGGCCCTCCACGACGGCCATGCGCCCCTTCGTGAAATACTTGCTCACGAACTCGGCGGTGGTTCTCCATGCGACCACGTCGATGAAGTCCGTCTCTTTCTCGCCCCCCTGCCCCTTGAAGTCGCGGTCAACGGCCAGTGCAAACGAGGTCACGGCCGTCCCGCTTCCGGTGCGCCGCAGTTCTGGGTCACGGGTCAATCTGCCCATCAAGATTATCTTGTTCAGCATTCTCGGTTTCTTCCTTTCGTTTCAGTCTGTATAGCTTGCACAGGTGCTTATCCAGCAGGACGCCTCTCGTGAGGTGGTGCTTCTTCTGGAACGTCAGCCACCCTATCACGTGGACTTCGGAATGGTGCTCCCTGCAAAGCGGGAGCACCTCCATTCCCTCGTGAATGATCTCCTCGCGGTCGCGGCCCGCGCCGACATGATCGACGTGGTGCAGGTCGCACGGTTTCCCGCAGATGCAGCACTTCTTGCTCACCAAGCAAGCGTACACATAGTCCTGAACATCATCCACGAAATCGAGCAGAGAGAAGCTGCACGGAATGTCCCAGTCGAGGATGAACCGCACCAAAAACCGCTGGAACGCACACACAAGGCTCATAGGGGCGTTGCTCAGGGAGAACATCTGGTCAGCCGTCTCCTGCAGGTCTTCTGCGATGAACTTCAGCTTCATGTACTCCTTGGTCGGGTCAAGCCCCATGCCGGTGTAGTTCGAGATCTCTCGAATGAGCTTGTAACAGGTGCGCCTCTGCTTATCGGACAGCGGGCGGCTGTCGATCATCTGGATATTGCACTCCTTGTACTCGCGCTTCAGGAGCATCGGCCAGTCGTCGTAGCGGGCCTTGATGGTCACGATGCCGTGCTTGTCGATGTCAACGATCCTGCCTCGCACTATGTCGATTGGGCTTTTCATGCCAGCCCTCCTCTCTGCTCAAATCGCGGTTCGTTACGCCTCGGGTTCGTCGTACTCGTAGCCGTTGGGCTCGTTCTCGTCAGCCGGCTCCTCGGTGACAGGCTCTTCCTCTGCGGCAGCGTCGGTTGCATCCGTCTCCTCGGTCGGCTCCTCTTCGCCCGAAGCCTCTTCCTCGGCGGCACCCTCCATGCCGACATGGGGAGAGTCGATGTCGAACAGAACCTCGCTGCAATCCTCACACTCAATGGAGATGTTCACGATCTCGTCATCGCCATAGCCGACGCACACGACGGCGTGACCGACATGGGGACTCAGCTTCTCAGCAGAGCAGTAGAACGGGTTTTCGGGGCTGGTCGCAGAGGACAGGACGACCTTGTTGCCCTGCGTACGGACGGTGTAGTTGCCCATCGCCTCGGTGACGTTCATCGTCTCGCCGATGAACTGGCGGAGCCAGCCGAATGGCTTGGACGGATCATGCGCGGGGTCGATGGTTTCCTCCTCAAACTCGCCAGCAGCGTCAGGAGTGGCATCCTCTGCGTCTGCGGGTGCAACTTCCTCCCCGTTGATTACGTTGCTCTCTGAGGCGGCAGGAAGCCCTCTGGGCCCTTCGTCAACGACGTCATATTGGGTGTTGGCGAAGTCAGCAGAATCGCCGTCACCATCAAAGAGCGTGGTCTGGCCGTTGTCGATGTCGCGGTAGAAATACTGTCCACTGGCCTTATCGAAGACCAGCTCGAAGTTACCGGAGAAGCTACCGCTCTTCTTCTCCTTGCGCTGGATGACGTAGGCAACGGTGTGGTCGAACTTCGGCTTCGTCACCTCTCTGGTCTGATGGCCGCCGGCCACGGTGTAGTCGGGGGCCGAGTCATCGGTGAGGGTGATTTTGACCTTAATGTTGATCTCGCCGGTGTTCTGCTCCGTCTCGATCATGCCAGCCAGCACGTCGCGGAGCGTGGTGTCGAAGTCAGCGCACAGGCTGTTGAAAGCCTCGCCTCTCAGGGACAGAGAATAGTCCTTGCTCATAGTATTTTCCTCCTTCATTTTGTCGTGTCTCGGATGTACTTATTTCGGCAGGCTTCACAGCAGAAGTCGTGCCACTCGCCATCCACCTTTGTCGTGATCCATCCGAGCCGCTCTCGCAGCTCTTTCCGGTGGGCCTTCGAGTCGATGTCCTCGCTATCGAACGGGAACGAAACGTCCTTGCCGCAGCAGTCGCACGAGTACACGGCTTCGCCTTCCCAATAGCCGGTAAACTCCAGATCTCTCATTCGTCTGCCCCGTCCTCACCCATGAAGACCGAGCCGGCCCGCATCGCTCTACGCTGGATCTCCTCCAGCAGCGTCGCCGTGCTGATGCCATCGAGGCTGGGCAGGCCCTTGCCGCCGCAGCAGTCGCACTCACCGCAGCAGTCATCCTCAACCTCGTCGTCCAAAGAGACCAAGAGGTCAGAGTTAAGAAGCAAAGCGGGGCGGATGCCGTACGAGTTGGATGCGCTGTAGCTGCTGCAGCCGCCACTGGAGCCGACGAGCCACACGTAGCTGGTGCCGTTGGTGAACGGGGAGCGGAGCCACCGACACGCCCAAGGCGTGACGAGCCAGTACCAGTCGTCCTCATTCAGCGGGATCAGCTCCTTGAACTGGCCGTACTGCCAGAGCGTCAGGGGCGCCGCCTTGACCGTGATGGTGCCGTAGCTCTTGCCGCGGTCGGTGCAGCTCAGATCCACCTCAAACGGAAGAATGGCCGCAGCCTCCGCCGAAGTACGAGGCAGCGCCTCCACCCACTTGTCGATGCGCTCCTTCAAGGTGGAGCAGGTGTAGTCGTTGCGGTTCTCCACGTTGTCCTTGTCGTTGAACGGGCAGGACTCCTTGCTCTGAGCCAGCAGGACAAACGCGGCGCCGTCGCGCTGCTCCATAACGACGAACTTCTCACCGGCGAAGTTGAAAATGCGGCCGGGGCTGAGTTTTGCGAGTTTCTTCATGATTGCCTCCTATTCTGCTTCCTGAATTGTCACGACAACCCTCGGGTCGTCGCTGAAGAACTTTCTTACCTGTGCGTCTACGATCTGGGCGTCATCGTGATAGGCGATGTCGTTCAGGGAGTCACACACGATTTTGCCGATGTTATCGAAGTCAGGCTTCTTCATCGGTCTGATTTTCCGCTCGCGCATGAGCTGCGCTTTCTTTTTGCTGACACTTTTGGGGATGCCGTAGTACGCCGTGATGCGCACATCAAGCGGTGTGTCCTTGGGAAACTTGAAGTCGTTGCATTGACGGCGATATTCGAGCCTGACGAGGTTCTCATAGCTGACTGTCTTCTCCGGTGTGTAGGTCTGAACAAACGCGCCAGCGTTTCGGAATCGCGGTCTGCCTTTGCCCGCCGGCTCTCCAAGGACGGAAAACTTCAGCTTCATTTTGGTATCTCCGCCCCCTCCACCATCGTCTCGCCAATCCAATACTTGACGAGGTATTCGTTGCTTCTCCCGTCCTTCTTCTGCTTCACGGGCTGGACGGAATACCCGTTTCGGAACAGGATCGAGGCCACCGTCACACGGTCAGCCTCACTCCCAATCTTGAGATAGAAGACTTCTTTACTGCCCGCCATGTTCAGACTCCTCGCTGAGTTTGAACTGCGGGCCCCACGTTGCGACGATGCGGCGGCTCTCCTGATCGACAAATGCGAGCTTCCCGTCGTAAATCGTCATGTTCAGCTTGTACTTGATGCAGGCCCTCTCGACGTCAGCGATAAGGCGCTGTACCCGCTGTTTCATTTCCATGTGGCTTCTCCTTTCAGTCAATATCGAACAGCTTCTCCATCTCCGTGAACCGGCGGTTGGCTTCCTTCTTCCGCCAGCTCGGGCCGGTAAACTGCATCGAGTAGCAGGTCTCGAAGATGCGGTCATAAATGCGGCTGTACCGTCTGTCCTCCTCGTCCTTCATCTCGTCGATGGTCAGGTTCGTGGTCAGGAGCATCGGGAGCTTCCGCCGATACCGGCTGTCGATGATGTTGTAAATCTTCTCAAGCGCATAATCGGTGTTGCGCTCGGCACCCAGATCGTCGAAGATGACCAGCTTCGCGCTGTTCATCCGAGCGATGATGTCACTCTCCTTCTCCTCGCCGCCCTGAATGAGTTCCAGCAGCTTCACAAGGGAGGTCATCATCACGGGGACGCCGCGGTTCAGCAGGTGGTTGGCGATACAGGCAGCCGCAAAGCTCTTACCCGTACCAACGCTTCCCCAGAAAATCAAACCCTGATTTTTGGACACCATCTCGTCGAACGCCTCAGCGTATCGGCGGCACAGCTTCAGATTTCGGGCGTTGTACTTCGTGACTTGGAAGCTGTCGAAGGATGCCTCGCGGAGCTTTTCATCCATGAGGCTTGCCTTTTTCAGACGGGCGACACGCTCCATGTCCTTTTTGTTCTGCTCGGCCTGCTTCTCGGCAGCCTCCTTGTCGCGGTCGCACTTGCAGGAACGGGTGGCCTTGAACGTCATCTTGTTCTCGGGGCTGCCCTCCATCGGAGCGGACACCGTCACCATCCCCTGCCTCGGCTCGCCACATTTCCCGCACATGAGCATCCCGTCATCGTCGAACCAGTCACCGGGTCGGATCTCCTGCCGTTCAAGCCCGCGGGCGGCAATACGGGGCAAAATGGTCTGCGGGTCAAATCCTTGCATTTGTCATTCCTCCCCGTATTCCGCAAACGGATTTTTGTTGTCGGGCACCGCGTCCTCGGGCGGCTGGCCCTTCTTCTTATCTGGCAGATAGTCAAGGAACGGCCGGCTGTCGCTCAGGAACGTCTTCGGGTGTTTGATGTACTGCTTCTCGGTGCCAAGCCTCTTGCACTGGGTCGCATAATTCCGAGCGGCCATCAGCAGCTCCTCCGGGGAATAACCCTCATGGATGCGGGCCTGATACTTCTTGAAGGCGTTACCCTTCTCAGCCTTTTTCGGGTATGCGTCCCAGAACTCGTCGAAGGTCGGCGTGTACTTCGGTGTTGCTGGTTCTGCAGGGGGCTTCGGCGGTTCAGGCGGCTCAGTCGGTGCTTTTTCGGCCGTGGGGGCCTCTCCCTCGTCGATTTTAAGCTGCTTTTCCTCGCCGTCCGTGGGACCGTCCGTGTGACCATCCTTCGCCGCGTCCGCTTTTTCCTCATTTTGGGCCGCCGCTTTGCTGTTCCGCCGGCTCTCACGCTTGCGGGCAGCGTCGCGCTCTCGGGCATCCTTGGCCTTTTGCCATTGGGCTTGCCAAGTCTCCCAGTCGTGAATACAGATTCCGCGAGGCGACCAGTCGAGCCAGCCGCTATCGAAGAGTGCATCCACGATTTTCTTCGGATCGAGCACACAACCTGCGCCGACGCCGTACAGGTATCGCTCGATGTCCTCTTTTTCTGCATACAGTATGAGCCCGTCCCTCTCAGCGTTCGTAAGCCCCCAGAACCACAAGAAGTTCAGGATGCCCGTCGCCTCGAACTTTGAGCAACCGAGCTGCTTATACAGATTTCGCAGCTTCGGTCCGTCGATACTTTCGTGTACGCTGATCCATGCCATTTTCTCACCTGCCTGTCTGTGTGACGGCTATGCCGTCGGATCGCATCACTCTTTGCCGGGGAAATCGGGCTGATCGTCAGCAGGGGCGGCGTTTCCAGCTTCCTGCGGCGTTTCAGAGGCGGGCTTCTTCTCCTGAGCCATTGCCATGACTTTCTCGGTGAGGCGGTGATACACAGACGTAGGCAGGCCCTCCGTGGACTCGTAGCCCTCGGCGGCCAGCAGGGATTTCAGGATGCCATTCGCTTCCTGTCCGAAGGCGCTCGTCGCCATCTTGAAAAGCGTCTGGCGCTGATCCTGCGTGATGGGTTCATCCTTTTCGGCTTCGGTCACTTCGCCGGTGGCAGGATCGACGACCAGAGCAAAGCCGTCCGTCGGAAGTTCACCCATGTCGAGGACTTCCTCCTGGCTGTAAATGCCCATAATCATGTCGGGGCAGTTCATGCGGCCGAAGAACGAAGCGGCGCGGTACTGGATCATCACCTCGGGCATGGTCTTCCACTTGCTCCCGTTCTTGCTCGTCCAGCCTTCCTCGTTCGCCATGTTCATCGTGATTTTCGGGCCATAGACCTTGTGACCGGAATAATCTTCAGCCCAAGCACGGCAGCTCAAGCCGCCATCAGCTCTGTCACGGCCGAACTCGAACTGCAGCTCGGTCTTATACCGGCGGCTACTGTTAATCATGGCAATAATCCACTGGCTCGACCATGCAGGGCGCCCATTGACGATGTAGAGGTTCTGCATCACCATCATCGGACTGGTGTTGATGCGGGACGCCATCTCAATAGCGATCATGCAGTTTCCGACGTTGTCATGGTACTCCTTGGGGACTACCGTAGACGACGCGAGGCATTTCGCCATGCGCAGAGCCGTTTCAAAGCTCGCGCTGTCGGCAAAGACGCTCAAGGCTCCTCCGCCTGTCGTTCTCTGAGCCACAGCCCCGGCGGGGACCGTACTCAGTTTGTTTTCGTTGCTCATGTTGACCTCCTGTTATTCTCCGGTTTTACCGGGTGCTGACGCTGGTGGTATAGGTTTCGCGGAACTTGATGCCGGGGATCTCGACCTGACCCTTGGACATCTTAATCAGGCGGAGCACCGCAGCCTTATCGACCGGGCGCAGCTCAATGCCAACGAGAGACACAGGAACCTTGGACCAGTCGCACTCGGACTCGCAGATTTCCCACGTCTTGCTCTGGGAGATGCCCTTGACCTTGGGCGTCTGATGCTGGACACCGCCGGCGATGGACACCCCTTCCATCATCTCGGCTTCGGCCATAGCGTACTCGGCGCCAACAGCGTCACCGTTGGCCTCAGCTTCGGCGGCTTCGTTCAGGTGGCGGTCGATCTCGGCCTGAGCCAGTCGGCGCATGGCCTCCTCCTGCTCACGGCGCTTGCGTTCCTGCTCTGCGCTGTACTCGTTCACCTTGACTTTGACGATCTTCTCCGCCTTTTCCAAAGGCTCGATCATTTCCTTTCTGTGGGCCAGAACCTCGTCGTAGCTCTTCTTGGCGGACACGCGGAGAGGCTCCCAATAGTCCTTGACCTGCTTCTGAGCCTGCTTGATCTGCTTCAGGAACAGGCCAGCGTCCTCGAAATCCGCCCCAGAGGCGACGATAACCGCTTCGGCCCGCTGTTCAATCAAGCTGACTTCTTTGCCGAGCTTGCTCTCTTCAGCGTTCATCACGGTCACGTTCTCTTCTGCGGTGTCAAGGACAAGGGCGTTGCTTCCGATGGTCTTTGCTTCGTTCATACTGACACTCCTTTTCGATTATTTGTAAGACTGTTCATAGTCGTACAGACATTTCAGCGCCCCGACTACGCGGCATCTGGCGGGGTCTTTGGCCGGGAACTCGCGGAATGCCCACTTCCCGTCCTTCTTCAGATGCAGGATGTGCTTCCGCTGTGGCGTGATGCCGTGGGAAATAAGTGCCTGCGAGTAGGCTTCAAGCTGGACGCCGCAGGCCATTTCCAGCAGCGTGTACGTCGTCTTGAAGTCGATAAGCTCCAGCAGGCCGCCGATCTCGCAGAGCAGGTCAATCGTCCCGCCGTAGCGCATCAGCTTGTGGTAGATGCGCACCTCAGAGCCGAAGACCCGCGGTTTATACTGCTTCCACCACTCCACGAAGCCGTTGAAGTAGCCGCGATGCTCCGACGGAATATCGTCGATGCCGAACTTGATCCAGTTCTCGATGCTGTTATGCACCGCAGAGCCTTTGATGGCGGCGTTCTCAAGCGTCCGCTTGCTGATACCGCCGTAGCACTGGTCTTTCAGCGGTTCCATCAGCTTCGACACGCTCGGGATGATGTCGCCATTCAGCCGGTAGATGTGGCTGGCCTCGTCGAACGTCAGCTCGGGCAGTTCAGGAACCTCAACCGTCATATCCATCGGGAATATCCTCCTCGCTCGCGGTTTTCCAGTCATGGCCGCACCGCTCTACCAGATCGCTGAGCGGAGTGTCTTCGAGGCATTCCTCGCAGAAGGCGTCCCCGTCGATCTCGCCGTATTCCGTTCCAACTGGGAGCGGCTCGGTGTCTCCGCAGCACTTACAGTCCACGCACTGGACGTTTTCGCCCTCCTGCACCGTTTTCCACTCCCACCCCAGCTTCGGGATCAGGACGCAGAGCGGCAGGTCATCCAAGCATCCCTCACACCACGCCTCACCGTCGATGTCGGCGTACTCGTCGCCGGGGACAATCGGCTCGCCGCAGGAACGACAGTACGTCACCGGCGTCGGGTCTGGCGCGTTTGGGCAGCCGCTCAGGCAAGGGCTGTGCATACAGATGTCGCACATAAGTTTCTCCTCCCAATCGCATTGATTCTCTCGCGCATCACATAATCTTCCAGCTCGTTTCTGAACAGGAGCGGCACATACGCCTCGTCCTTGCCGTTCAGGTCTGCCTTGCGGACGGTGTGCTGCATGATGGCGACCATGTCATCCACATCGAACCAGAAGCCGGTCTCGTTCTGGACGTCCACGATGATGTTTCCCAGCTCCTCGGTGTTCAGCTTCGCCGTGTCGATCATGCCAGCACCTCCGCCCATGCGTCCGCGTATTCCATCACCGTGCGGCTGTACGACGTGGTCGTGTAGCCTTTGCTGAAGACGTGCTCCTGAGCGCCGCCCTCGCCGTAGTTGTAACAAATCAAGGCTTTGTGCCAGTCCCCGTACTTCCCATACAGGTCGCTCAGGATGAACACGCCAGAGCGGATATTCTGGTACGGGTCGGCCAGATCCGTGACTCCGATTTTCTCGGACAGCCATTCGGAATTGATGCTGTTGATCTGCATATAGCCGTAGCAGCTTCCGTTTGCGGCTGTGGCCGTGAACGAGCTTTCGGCCTGAATGACGCCCAGAGCCACGCTCTGAGGGACGCCGTACTCTTCGCAGACCGTAATCAGGTGGCACTGCAGATCGAAGTCCAACGGGATCTCCTCGTGCAGATAGCCTTGCTCCAGCAGAGCGGCCTCGATTTTCTCGTTCTCGTCCTCTTCCTCTACGGGTTCCGGTTCCTGAGCAGGCTCGGTCGTCATCTGGACGGGCTGGTATGTACTGTCGTGCTCTGCAACCAGCAGAACCGGCTCAGCCTGCAACGCGGGCGGCTGCGGTGTTGGTTCGGGCACCGTTTCGGCCGCCCCCCCTGTCAGGGCTACGATGCTGGCCGTGGTCAGCGTCAGCACGGCCGCTGTGGTCGCCAGCTTGATTCGCAAGATGCGGCGGCGTCTTCTTCGCCGTTCCATTCGGGTCATGATGCTTTGTCCTCCTTCGTTTTCTCAGGTGTCGCGCAGAACGGGGCCAGATCCAGCGGTTTCATCCGCCGAATGGCCTCCGCAAGCTCCTGCGGGCTTTTGATGCCATACTCTTCTGCGAGAATAGCCATCAGACTACTTTGTTCCATGAGCATCACCATCTTCGTGCAGAGCCATCTCGCCGATGGTCTTCAACTCGCTCACGGTCTTTGCCAAATCATCGAGGTAGGCCAAAACCTCTTGAAGCGCCGGCTTCTCGTCTTCGGTGATTTTCCCGTCTGCCGCGATGTCAAGGAGCGTGTCCTTGACATCTCCGAGCTTTTCGGTCTTCAGGCTTTTCAGCAGCTTGACCGTCACGCGGTCGATGCCGACCACTTCATCGGAGAGCGAATGCCTGCATCCAATCGGGCACTCGTTCAGGCAGTAGTGGTTCAGCAGCCACGGGGCGTTGTACCTGTCAGCCATGAGCACCGCCTTGTCAACCGGCATGAACTTTGTGTTCCCCAGCTCTGCATCTGCCAGCGAAGACACCGACATTCCGAGCTGCTCAGCCGCGCTCTCACGGCTACATAGCCTGTCGTCATATTCAGCAGCCTTTTTTCTGGCTTGATACCACGGATTTCCCGCCGCTTTCGTAGCGTCACGTCCCATTTTTTCTGAGCCTCCAATCGCCTATAATTACCGTAGTGGCAAGAGAAATTATCCAAGTGGCTAATCATCGGGCAAAAAAATATACACCGACACCGATGATGGCCTCGATTAACCAGTTGGCAACTTGCCGTCGAAGAAAAAGTCGTTCACCTGCGCGTTGTTCAACGTGAGCAGGCTGGCGACCTCCGGGACTTCGTCCAAGGTAAACTCTACTTCGCCTCTCTCTTTTCTCCCGTAGGAGACTTCCGTGAGGCCGAGTTTCTCTGCCATGTACTTCTGCGTAAATCCAAGCCTTGCACGGGCTCCCTTGATTTCGAGTGGTTTCATAATGTTCACCCCTTTCTGCCTATCTTTTTTTGAAGATAATTAACTGATGTGATTATTATAATTATCCACGCGGCTAATGTCAATAGTTTTTTGCAGTTTTCTCGCAAAAAATGTTTGCGATTTCACTCAAAGAGCTTTACAATGGCTAATACGAACAATCACGCTGGCAAAGGAGAAACATCATGGAACTCGAACTCGATTTTACCGCCTTCAAGAAGAACCTGCGCGACCTGATTGAAAGCAGGGGCCTCTATTCAAAGGACATCGCCGCGGAGATCAACGTCTCGACGCCCACCCTGTCGAGATACCTTCAGGGCGTCCGTGAGCCCGAACTCAAGTACGTTGTTCGGCTCGCCCGCTACTTCGGCGTTTCCGTTGACTGGCTGCTGGGCCTCAGCAATGACCGCTACGAGGCGCTCCCCGCAGAAGTCCGCGAGTTTGCCACTCTGTACGCTCTGGCCTCGCCCGATGACCGTACCATCGTCGAGACCGTACTCAAAAAATATCGAGAGGAGAACTAACCATGATCTTCGGCAAAGACTTGGGACGTTCTGCCTTCTTTGCCGAAATCGGCTCGGAGGTCGAACGTCTGGACAACATCCCCAGCGATTACACGAACCTCGTCTGCATCGGGCAAGGCGTCAGCCTCACCGATACTGTGGGGCGCGAGTATCGCATTGACCTGTTCATCTCGCCCACCGGCCGCGTCGCCGTCAGGCTGCCCCTCCCCCTTGCCGGTGCTTCACCGACTGACGCCGACCCAAAGCATCTGTGCCGCGTCGCCTCCATCGTGAGGGCGTGGAACGCGGAGCAGCTCAACGAGGTCTGCGCCGACCATTTCTACCGCACTGAAGGACAGGCTGCCGACATCATCGACGTCCTCGTTCGCGCCGGTCTTGCGGGTTTCTCCGACAAAGGCAATGTCGGCAAGGCTCTCGCCGCAACGCTGGCCGGTGGCGAATTGCTCTTCGAGGTCATCGACTCAGTCTCCGTACACAAGGTCTTTACCAGCCGTGAACTCATTGACCGCTTCTCTGCCGCAAAGGGCGTAGACCCTGACGATGTGACCGAGTTCATCGGCGCCCTCGAAGTCATGGACGGCTTCAGCGCCGTCTCTATCGGCCGCGAGATTATCATGCAGTATGCTCCACTCGGAGATGGCCGTCCGTACCAGCTCTTCAAATTCACCATCGGGCAGCATCGCTCAGACGTGGTGGCCGAGCCCCGTGTCACCCGCCACCAGCTCCAGAGCAATAGGCGAGATCCTGCCGAGGCTGACGGTTTCTTCGAGGCCCTCATTCCCTATGCGGACACGGCCTCCATGAAGCCTGCGCCTGATGGCTCCATCAGCGTCTTGCCACTCAGTATTGACGCCCTGATGGATGGCACGATGGGGCTTGTCGCAGCGGCCAGAGACTTCGCAAAAGCAGTCTCGCAATAAAAACACATGCGGGGCATCGCGCCAGCGGTGCCCCCAAAACTATATCTAACGGTTACGTTACGTTTACGGTATAGGTTACGGTTACGGTATGGTTACGGTTATACTCGGAACGTCCGTGGATTTTTGGTCGGACGTTCCTATGGAATATCCCAAAAAGGAGGACTTCGTATGGCTTCTCGCATCGCCGAGAAACTGGCCGCGAAGAAGGCGGCCATCTATATTCGCGTCTCTACTCACTGGCAGGTCGATAAGGACTCCCTCAAGGTACAGCGCCGCGAGCTGATTGCCTATGTCACGCTGGTTCTGGGCATCACCGACTACGTCGTGTTTGAAGACCCCGGCTACTCAGCCAAGAACACCGACCGCCCCGAATATCAGGCCATGATGGATCGCATCCGCACCGGCGAGTTTACCCACCTCGTCGTCTGGAAGATCGACCGCATCAGTCGCAATCTGATCGACTTCGCCACCATGCACGATGAACTGCAGTCCCTCGGTGTCACCTTCGTCTCCAAGAACGAACAGTTCGACACCTCCTCCGCCATCGGTGAGGCCATGATGCGCATTATCCTGATCTTCGCCGAGTTGGAGCGCAAGACCACCGCCGAGCGCGTCACGGCCGTCATGCTCTCCCGCGCCTCAGACGGCCAATGGAACGGCGGCCGCGTCCCCTTCGGCTATTCGTGGTCGAAGGAAACGAAGACATTCTCCATCGTCCCCGAGGAGGCCAAGGCCATCCGCCGCATGGCCGAATTGTACGAGCAGTACCAGTCCTTGCTCTACGTCGCAAAGTACCTCAACGACGCCGGCATCGTCACAAAGACGGGCGGCCAATGGACACCGACCACGGTGCGCACCATCCTGACGAACCCGTGGTACATCGGCCAGTACGTCTACAACGTCCATTCAGACGGCAAAGGCATCGAGAAGCGCGACTCCGACGAATGGATCACCGTCGAGAACCACCACGAGCCCATCCTGAATGACGACGTGTTCTACCGCATGAAGTTCCTTCTGACGCGGAACAAGCGCGGCGGGGTCCCCTCCCACAAAACATACGTCAGGAAGAACATCCACGTCTTCGCCGGCCTGCTCCGCTGCGGCCAGTGCGGCTCCAACATGACCGCCAACCTCGACCGGCGCAGGGCAAACGGCTTCCGCCCCTCTCAATACGCCTGTGGCAGTCGGCGGCGCAAAGGAACCTCCTGTACCAACAAATACATCTCAGACACCACGCTCGGCCCGTTCGTCCTGAACTACGTCGCCAACATCATCAGAGCCTCCAAGAACTCCTCCGAGACCACGACGCCCGAGGTTCTGGAACGCAAGCTGCTCCGCGGCGAAGCGTTTGAGGACGTGGCCTCCGTCAGTACCGACGCTCTGGGCCAGCTTCTCGATGCGTTTCGCTCCGCCGGTGACGCCGTGGAGTACCGCCCACAAATTGCCTTCTCCGGTGACGACAATTCCATCCGTGAGATCGACACCCTCCGCGCTCGGCGCCGCAAGCTCGACAATGCCCTCGCCCGATTGAACGCCCTGTACCTCTATGACGACGAGGCCATGCCCGAGAAGGACTTCGTCATGCAACGCGGCCAGATCACCAAACAGCTCGAAGAAGTCAATTCTCGCATCGAGGAGCTGCAGAACCAAGAGTCCAGCGAGGAACTGGGCGACGACTTCATCGGCAAGGCCAGCTACTACATCATGGCGAACAAGCTGATTGAAGACCGCTACATCGACTACGAGAAGTACATCCGAGCCATCGACCCCTCCATCCCGCGCAGCTTCCTCCAGCAGATCATCGACCACATCGTCGTGAACGATGGCCGCGTCATATCCATCACATTCAAGAACGGATCGACCCACACATTCACCTACAAGACATGAGAAAAGCCCCGGCCTCATATACTGAGGTCGGGGCCATCTTGTGCAGTCTATGCAGTATCGCCGCAACATTATGCGTCAAAAAAGTTGTTCAATTTTATAAGCATCCCCTCGAAGCTAACGATGCGTGATGCTTTTCGGTTATCCACGCGGCTTTTCCTGCTTTTTGCGCCGGTTAAGCCGTTTTCCCAGAAAACCCTTATTTTTCGGGCTTTTCGCCGTTTTCGGCCTTGGAGGGCATCACGTCTCCAATGAACATCGCATCACCGATGCTCACGCGAAGCGTGATTTTCGGATTTTCTGCATAGTAATTCATCGCATTTCCTCCGTATTTTACAGAAACAAGGCGCAGCAGTCAAGACCGCCGCGCCACATTCTGCAATCTTTCTCGTATTTTCAGACGGTTGGTGTCTGGGGCTGCTTCCCTATTTCGGAGCAGAACGCCAGATAGTCGTCCACTGCCTTATGAAACTCTTCCTCCAAGCCCTCTGCATTTGCGGACTCGAAGTTCACTAAGTCGTTGATGCCGAGGAGCCTTCCGAAGAAGACTCCATCCTCGGCGGAGTATTCGGCCCTTGCCGAATACCCCTTGTACGTCATCGCCGCCTGCTTCATAGTTCAGAACAGGTCGCTGTGTGTTCCAGTTCTGGACAGGAACAGCACCAACTCATTCTCCCTAACTTGATATACCAACAGCCAGTCAGGCGTGATGTGGCACTCACGGAACCCGTCATAATCGCCACTCAGAAGATGATCTCTATATCGCTCTTCCAACGGCTCCCGCATGGCAAGTCTGTTTACCACATCTTCCAACAGACTGATCCTGTATCCTCTTTTTAGGGCGACCTTCAAGTCTCTTTTGAATCGGTTGGAAGATACGATCTCAAGCATCCGCTTCTACCTCCCGCAGCAGGTCGGAAAAAGAGCTGTACCGCTTATAGGCGGACGGGTTCTTTGCCATCTCCTCCGCTTCCTTCATTGCAGCCACGGTGTCCGCATTGGGAACCTCGCGCTGGATAGTAAACGGGATGCAGTTCTCGCGGATCGACTGCCGCAGAAAGATATTGATTGCGGTGGACAGGTCAAGGCCGAAGTCTGCGAACAGAGCTTGAGCCTGTGCTTTCACATCGGCGTCAATGGAAATGCTGGTTGATACTTTCGCCATCTGAAATCACTCCTTTAATTTGTTTAGTATATTATATCACATTATACCTCGAAGTCAATATGTTATACATATTTTATGGTAAGAATAGCAAAGAGGCCGGGAAAACCCCGGCCTCTCTCCTACTCAGTCTTCGGTTTTCAAGGTGCCAACACGCCGCCGAACGTCATTGACGGCGTAGATGGCATCCACCACTCGGCAATCTCCAGCCAGACGGTCGAGGTCATCCGACACCTTCCTGATGGCGTCCCAAAGGGCATAGAAGGCATCCGTCGCCATGTCGGCTCGCGCTCTGTCAGCAGGCGCCACATCCAGCTCCAGATAGGTATTCTCGAAAGCAAACATGATGGCCTCCACCTTTGCGATGTCGAAAATTGCCTCGTTCAGATTTCTGTTCATTTTCTTTACTCCTTCGTGATGTATTGGCACTCGTACACCGGGGTAAAGACTTCATTCAAAGCTGCACTGTCGGCTGCTCTCATGGGTGGGGAGTTGTTACGGGCCCTGTGCGAGCGTCGAGAGCAACGTCCGTGCCTCTTTTTGCTTTCCGCTTCTGTATTTACTTTGCAACGTGAGCCATCACGAATCGGCCCAGCATTTCTCTCGCGTCCTCCACCCTGTCGGCAGCACAGACGTCGAAGATGTACGCGCAGTCCTTGGCTGACATGATATGCTCTGGCAGCGTGTCGTCGCGGATCGTGTCGAGGAACAGTTCCTCGCGCTCATGGAGTGTCAGGTTCGTCTCCCGGACTATGCGGCAAATCCGCTTTGCGAGGCGATCCTCAATGACCGGCTCAGCGTACACGCCGCTCGTGGCGAAGTAGAACGTCAGCATTCCCAGCTTCAGGGCATCGGTGTATCGCTTCTCGCTCTCAAGGATCTCAGCCATCTCCATCAGCCATTCGACCGCCTGCGCGATCTGGCCGGCGCGGATGCAGTCGTTGTACTGTCGTGCGGCGGCCTCGTAGCCACCGTGCTCGCCTGTTGTCATAGTCATTCCCTCCGTTATCAAAGAGGCCAAAAGCGTTCGCAAAGCCTCTGTATTTGTGATTATACCACCAGTAAATGTGATTGTGAAGTCAGGACACCGTCAGGAATCGCCAGAAATCGTCAGGAGCGCGTCTGTTTCGCTTCCGTGGGTGTGTGGGTTGGTATCTGCAAAATCGCCGTACGCGGCCTCTACGCCGTTTTTACGCAGACCGTCTATGATGGCCTCTTCCGACGGAAAGAAACGGAGAGCTGCCGACTCGTTTCCGTTGATCCGCACCGACAGCTCTCCAGTATCAGGCCACGAAAACCGCAGCTCACTTTTCATCAGGGTCGTCCATCACGCACTGCTCTCCGTTGGGAAACATCTGATTTCCGATGCGATTGTACTCCTCGAAAATCTTGTCGAACGCCTCCTGCCATACCTCGTCGTGGTCGTGCTCAATGCCGACCGCCACATGGGCGAGCTCATGCGCAAGGATCTCAACCGCGTCCGCAACCTCAAGGCTCGGCTTGACGAAGACGGCAACAGAACCATCATCAGCAAAGTCGGTCAGACCATACACGGGCTTGCCGTCCTCTTCGTCGCGGATCTGCGGCTCCCAGTAGATCTCGCACTCCTTGTCGGGGTACAACTTCTTGAACGCTCCCCAGACCATAGCGAACATATCGTTCTGGAACGGCACGATCAGCCGGTCTTTCAGATCCAGCGGAGAGAGCCGCGTCTCCTCGTACATCCGCAGGCGCTCTCTGGTCTCTGCGAAGGCCCACGCCATCGTGTAGAGCAGGGCAACCACGCCCTCAATCGTATCAATGCCGTCGAACAGCCACTCAGAGGTCGCACACGAAAGCTCCAAATCGTCTTTGAGGCGTACGTTCTCCAAGGTTCCAGGGCTGTACTTCTGCAGAATGTCCCGCGTCACGTTGCTCAGGGTCGCGTCTGAGAAGTCAGGCGCCGGCCCATAGCCGCGGACGTAAACCTCTTCGTCCTTGATGAACACCAAGTTCAGCGCCGCCTCCACATTGTCCTGCGGGTCGTCGGTCACAATGGGCACATACTTTTTCATTTCGCTTCCTCCTTCTCCTGCTCCCAGCGCAGGAACTCAACGCTTCCGATGACCCACTTCAGGGTCTTCCCGCCGTACATTTTCTGCAACTGCTCAAGCACGTTTTCGGGGACGCTGAAGCTGTCACAGACGCAGACCGCCGGCACCTCGCCTCGGTTGTTGCGCACCAGCACCAGATCATCCTTCTTCAAGTCTCTCTCCTCGGGTACTCCGAAAAGGTAGTGCTGCGCATCGTTCAGGTGATGCACGATGACGATTTTCATTTGAAATCACCTCCTTCGTCGCGGATTAAGCCCTGCATACGGGCCGCAGACAGCAGTTCTCCGAGCACCGCCTGCATCTTCCGAGGCCGATCCTCTTCGCTTGCACGGTTTGCCTCCGCAGCCCGCCACGCCAGTTGGCTGAGCACCCCTCTCAGATGGATCATCCGGTCGTGGTCTTCCTTGGCAGAGGCAGCCATTCGCAACGCCTCCGCCATATCCTCGTTGTTCCGTCTGGCCGTGTCGTAACGGGTAATGCCAGTCTCCTGATAGTTCTGGAACGCCGTGTCAGCCTTGCACTGATACCGCTCTGCCAGCTCCATCAATTTCTTTTTGTCCATGTCTTTGCTCCTTTCTACACCGCCACCATGTCCAGCAGGGCGGCCATTGTCGTGATGGTGTCGCCCACTTTGGCGACGTATTCGGGGAAGTTTGCCCTCGCAACAGCCGCGGCCATCGGTGGGCAGACAGCGTTGCCGCAGCGGGCGACCTGTTCGTTCTTCGGGTACGGGTTGCCCGTGTAATCGCGGTCGATGATGTAATCGGGCGGGAACCCCATCGCATTGTAAAGCTCCCTCGGTGAGAGCATTCGCAGGCCGATGTCTGCGATGAAGTAGAGCGTCCCGCCGATACTCAGAAGCAGCAGGTCGTCATCGGCCAGCTTATAACCACAGTAGCGGTTCAGCAGTTCGCGGATCAGCGGCCAGCGATACAGATTCTCGTCCGGGCCAGCCTTGCAAAGTAGCGTGTCGCAGAGGGCGAAGGTTCCTCCGCCGCAAGCCTTTTTCTGGCCCGCGCCTGCCGTTACGGTCTGCATCGGTTCTGCAGGGCTGCTCCCCAAGTTGTCTCCCTTGAACTTCACCACATGGGCCGCGCACACCGCATTGTGGTCGATGGCCGTCACCGTCGGAAGCGGCTCTTCCATCTTCTCACCAACCACGCCGCTGTAATACTTCACAAGATTTGCACAGGTCAGGCCGTAGCGGTTCGAGGCATCCACGGTGGGGATTGGAGCGCCGAGGCCCGAGGCTCGGACGTTTTCTGTCTGCTCGGTATGGTACTGAATGAGCGAGGGCGCCACGATACCGCCCGTATGCTTGGCGGTAATGGTTTTGTATGGGTCATGCACATCGGCAACGTGGCCGCCTCCTGCGTGGTTACACTCGGCCAGATACGGGGTCACAAGCATCTGGTTCCCTGCGGTTGTCACGGTATGTACCGGATCACCGGCAGGCGCTCCGATGCTGTTGCTGGTGTTCGTCGCCGTGAACGGTGCCAGCACCGGCTTGCAGAGGTTGTGCTTGCCGCTCCCGACCACCGTAGGCAGCGGTTCCTCGATGTCGTGTACCCGTGGGGCCTGTCCCTTTCGTTCTCCATAGCCGGTCGGGACGATATACGGCTGGCCGCTCTTGATGGTGAATTTATCCACGCCGCGGATGATGCGCCGCATGGTGTTGTCCGCCAAAGGCCGCACCGCTTTCAAATTGTACCGCTCCTTGATTTCCTCCTTGGTGTCGAAGATGGACGGGCAAGGTAGGCTCCAGTCGATGATTTCCGCTGCGCTGCGCCACGGTTTCAGCCTGCCGCTCTTCACGGCTTCGCTATCCCGCGGAGCGTGGGTCGGTTCGGGCCACACAATGGGCTTTCCGTCGCAACGGGCAATCAGGACAAACCGTTTGCGGCTGGTCGGTGCGCCATAATCAGCCGCCACCAGCTCACGCCATTCGACCTCGTAGCCGAGATCCCGAAGCTGGCCGATGAACTTTCTGAACGTCGTGCCTGCCAGCTTCTTTACAGGCTTGCCCTTTCTGACCGGCCCCCATGTTTGGAACTCTTCGACATTTTCGAGGAAAATCACTCGCGGCCGCACCAGAGCGGCCCATCTCAGGGTGATCCACGCAAGACCACGGATTTTCTTATCAACGAGAGCCGCGCCCTTGGCCTTGCTGAAATGCTTGCAGTCGGGCGAGAACCACGCACCGCCCACGGGACGCCCACGGCATACGTCACGCGGGTCTACATCCCAGACGGACGCCTGATAATGCTCCGTGTACGGGTGGTTCGTCTTGTGCATCAGGATCGCCGCAGGGTCATGGTTGATGGCCGCCGCCACCGTAATGCCGAGGCCGACCTCCATGCCCGTCGATGCACCACCGCCTCCCGCGAAGCTGTCAACGAAGATTTCGTCGTCGATGCCGATTTGTGCGCAATTTCTCATATCTTCCACTCCCCCTCATGCGGCTGAAGGAACCGGAAGGTCGCCGAGAGCTGCAGGTCGTTGTTTTCTTCTTCCTGCCTCTCGTAAACGACAGCGTCGTGTTCCATCACATACTCCGCGATGTTGTGCGCAATCTCCGCTCGGAGCATCTTCTCTATTTCGACCTCGTGCGTTCTGGTAAAGGCAGGCACGATCTTCACCATCCTGACCGTCTGGATGTCGTAATGGAGGACCTGCGCGATGGGCGCAGGAAACGTCGCCTCAGCGCGTGTCAGGCCGCCGAGTGCATGGATGATTTTTGCCTTCAGCCTGTCAATCCATTTCATGTGCGACCTCCTTCATCAGCTTCCCGTTCTGAACTCGGTATGCTTTGTCATCCCAATACTCAGTCGCGCCGACCTTGCGGGTGTCGTTCCCGTAAAACTTCTTCCACGACGGCAAGCTGTCGTTCACGGCATCGAAATGCAGGCCCCATCTGGCGCAGGCTTCGAGCGCGTTCTCAAGCAGTTCTCCCTCTCGGCACGTCCAGAGAATGAGGCCCGCTCCGGCGATTTGCTCTGCCGCTGCTGCGACGATAATCTCCCAGTTTGGAGCGCCGATGTCCGGGTATGCGTTTGCGCAGAGGCAGCCGTCAAAGTCGATGGCTATTGCCTTCGGCAACGTCTGCGCATACTGCTTCCGACGCTCTGCGTCGTCTGCCTGCATCTGTTTCAGCACCTCCTTTGCCAGTTTCGTCGTGCATCCTCTGCCCTCTCTTAATTTCTCCAGCGGGCATCCCCTGCAGTTCAGCTCAGCACAGCACCTCAGCGTCTTCACGATAACCCCTCGTCTCATGCCAGCGCCTCCTCTCTGCCGATCTGCTGGAACTTGTAGACGAAGACCCACGGGTTCGCATACCATCCCAACTCGTCGAGTTGGTCTGCAGAGATGGTGCTGTTCCAGAGATCCCGAAAATCCATGCGCATGGCTCTGTACGGCTGGTTCCGGTCAATGCCTTCAGCCTTCAACCCGCCGCCGTTGATGTCTCCGAGCCTCTCCACGGAAACGTCCACGATTTTCAGGAATGTCCTCGCCGCCTCTTTTGGCATGAAAATCGAGGGGTTCCACTTGGAATCGGTACTCCACTTAGCGATAAACTGGTCAAACGCCTCTCTGGATTCCGAGTCGGAGCATCCGCCGGGGAACTGGATTTTCCCGAGCGGGCCACCTGCTCGGAACTCGATCTTTGCATCCGCCTCGAAGCGGTGCGCAGACTGGACACGCCATGTCTCTCTGATATAGAGCACGTCGCCGAACCAGAACTTCGGCTTGACGGTCTCTGCCCAGTCGCGGAAGATACCGCCAGCCCCGTTGTTTCCGCACATCAGGTCGAACGTCCGGTTCTCTTCATCGCAGTCGAGGACGAACCGTGCGCCTTCAGGCTGCGGGAGAACTACGCGCCGTGTCTCGGTCTTCTCACCGGCCATAATTTTCTGCACCATCGCCGTGTTGAACAGGATCGGTTTCAGTTTTGCCACTTGCTATCCCTCCTTCTTGTAAAGCGGGTCATCCTTGCCGAGCACGGGGTAGTCTACCTGCCCGCCTTTTTTGATGACGACCCGATATTTTTTGTTGATCCCCCGCCTCGCCCGGTTTGCCAAGGCGTAAAAGCCGTCGAGGCTGGCGCATCCAAGGGCTTTCCGACACTCGGCCGCGTTGCCTCTGGTCAGCAGTTCGCCGCTGTATCGGTCATAGATTTCGTAATAATTCATCGCTCCACCTTCTCAATGCTGTCCATCGGCACCAACCGCTTCTTGTTCTCGGCGTAGTAAACGATGGCGAACGGCTTCGGGTTGATTGAGCTACATTGAAAGCCGCTTCTTCCGTACGGAGGGTCATTCCACTCACAAAAAAGTTCCGTGCAGAGCCATGTCACGCCGACGAAGACTCCGGTGAACAAAGCCGTTTTCGTGACGAACTTCTCGCAGGACTCGTAATCTTCAATCTCCTCGCCCTCCGTTGCGTCTTTCCTCCACAGTAGCGCCTTTCCTGCGTCTCCGTTGTCGATCTCGAAGTGATTGCCGCTCGGTCTGATGTATGCGCTGCATGATACTCGATCTCCGAGCCGCAGCTTCGGCATTTCAGTCGTACTCGTAGTCACCCAGTTTCACCTCCGTTTCGCAGTCGGGGCATTCGACGTAGCCCCAGTCATCGCCCCAGCACTCTGGAACATCGAGTTCTTGCCACGGAACTCTGACTTCCCTGCCGCAGTGCGGGCAAGTAAACGTAATTGACACCGGCCTCACGTCGATATGGAATCCTGTGGCTCCGTTCATGGTTCCATCTCCTTTCTCTATGGCATTTCGGTTTAGCCAAGTGGCAACCAGAGGGCAGAGCAAGGCTCTACATCCTCTGGAGCACCACATAATGATGAAAGTATTGCCGCCATCGGCTGGAATCGCTCTATTCAGGTCTTACATCGGCTTTCTGATCTTGACGATGCGGGTAACGACATCTGTGCCACTTTCGCGGAACGCCCCCGGCTCCAGCTTGATCGTCTGAGCATACACGCTGCCGAGGAAGTCTCTGAACTCTACGGACTTCTTATCGCTGCGGAAGAACGTGCTCTCGCACATGATGGCAACCAGAACGCCGCCGGCATCCAGCAGATCGTAGGCGTGACGCACATGGTCGATGTCCTGATGGCGCGTAAAGGGCGGGTTCATCACAACGCGGTTGATGGAGCCGATCTCCTTCTTCGCCACGTCCAGAAAATCGCGGTAGTTCACACCGTAGGGTTTCTCAGCCAGATACCGCTTCATGTCGGTGTTCAGCTCGATACAGCACATACCGGCGGGCAAATGCTCCCAGATGACATCCGCCAGTTGGCCGTTGCCGCAGGACGGCTCCAGCACCTCGGATGTGCTGTCAATCTCGGCCATCTCGCACATTCGCTCAGCGACGGCGCGAGGCGTCGGGAAGAACTGATACTCGCGCTTCAGGTCTTTCACTTCCTGCGTGAGCAGGACGTTCTCCAGCATCTCCGCCACATCGTCATCCTTGGCGAAGACGTGAGCCTTTGCCTTCCGGTTCCACTTGCCGCCCATATTCTCCAGAACTTTGTTGACCTCCGTGTAAGTCTTGCGGTCAAGCTGAACGCTCGGCAGGTAAAGCAGGTTTCCGTCCGCTCTGCACTCGCCCAGCACGTTCAGCACATTCTCAGGGATCTTTGCCATTTGTTTCGTCCTCCTTATTTTTCACCGGCCGCGCTCCGATGAACTCCTCGGCCAGTTGTTGATACTCTTCTGGCGTGATATATCCACGCCGCTTCTGCTGCTTCCAGTAGGCCATGATCTCGTCGTACCGAGTCTTCAACGAAGCGTATCGACCATAGGCGCCGTTCAGCTCGTGGCAGACCTGCTCAAGCTCCAGCCGCTTCTCTGCGAAATTTTCGGCCAGTTCCAAACTCGGCGCTCGCCCAAGCCTCGCAGACCCACAGGCGCAACACATCTTCGGGGCTATGCCCTGCACGGCAAAGGCAGCTCCGCAGTCAAGGCATATCCACTTTTGCTGCCGTCCTCTTGCCATTCAGGCTACCTCCTGTCACACTGGATTTTTCCACCGGCATCCATCGCAGGCTCCTTCGTGTTCCTGCTTGTACTTACCGCACATATAGCACAGTTCATTGACGGCCGTGCGGTATTCCCGTTCCAGCTTGCGGACCTCGGCAGGCTCCCGGTTGGTGTCTTCGTAGTCGGCCAGCCGGTAGAACACGGCTTCGACCGTCGTGCCGGTCGGCTGAGATACCGTGCCGTCGCTGTTTCGTATCGTCAGGCGCTCCATCGTCATGCCTCCTGATACCGGATGGGCCGCTCGCCGCGCTCGTCGAAGTCAAGGCAGGCTTTTTTCGACTGACAGCAATAAAGCGGCGTCCCAGCTCGCGGGTAGTGCTTGTTCTTGCGAACCTCGCAGATGCCTGACGCCTTCATAGGCTCTCTGAGGAAGTGGTGGCACTGGCCGCAACATTGGCCGAGGCTTTCGGGTCTGACCTTCAGCCGCCCCTCCTTCTCCGCTTTGAGCAGGTCGAGAACGTGCTGAAGGCTCATGCCGTCGCGGATCAGCTCGTCCTCGAACTTTCTGTATTCCACGCAGGCTTCGGCTGGGATGTCAGCGTCCTCGTACTTTTTCAGAACTCCGAGCGCCTTTTCGACCGTTCTGATCTCCTCAGGCTCAAAGCAAAAATCCTGATCATTGATGATGTCTTGCAGCCTCTTCGCGTATTTCTCCATCTCAATACTCCTTTACTTCCGGTTCGTCGAGCCGTGCGCCGCAATGCTGGCAGAACGGCTCTGTGCAATTCACGTCTTCTCCGCAGTTGGAACAATGCGTGTCTCCCAGCCAGTCGATGACAAGGTGCGCGTGGATCTGCTCCGGTCGGCTCTCGATGATACAGAGCGTCTTCTCCCGCATGGTCGCTGCTCGGTTGACTTCGTCCTGCTCCAGCTCCTTGCCGTCCAGCCATTTGTCAACGCTGTGCATGACGCCAAGGATGATGTACGCCTGATTCTCCAGCATTTCTGCAGCCTCTTTTGCCACTCGAATCAGGCTCTCAGCTCCCTCGTTGTCTTTCGAGTCTGCGGACTCTCTCAGACGTGCGGCCAAATCGACCGCTTTGTCGAAGTTATCCGCCATTCCTATCCCTCCCGTAAAAGGCTTCTAAATCGCCCTGTGCTTTGTTCACATGGTCAGGGCAGGCTTTGCACTCAGGCAAAAGTTCGTCCGCCATCTGGTCGATGCGGCCCAGACAATAAATGCGGTCTTTTACGCCGTCGTTCCATTCATGGGATGGATAGCCTCGGTGCCCCAAGGCGCATTTAACGGTTGCCATCACTCGCCCTCCTGTTCCACACTTCGATTTTGTCCGCCTTAATTACAAAACCGGAAAGAACGCAGCCGTTGTACCAGTGCTTCCACTCCCCACGGTTTGCCGTTCTCATGATCGCGCCCATAGGCTTATTGTCTGCGCCACAGAACGGGCAGGGCTTCAGTTTTACTTCCATTGTTCCGCCTCCATCTGCTCTATCTGGGCGCACAGTTCATCCGTTACGTCATTACCGTAGCTGAGTTCTTCGTAACCCCAGCCACCGCCGTCGCTCAATTTCTCCACATCTATCCCGTGCTGTCCAAGCCAAAACCCTACTTCACGGTCAAGTTTGGCCGCCAAACCCGCGTAGAGTGCAATCTGGTGCATTTTCTTTCGGATGTATTTCGGTACTTTCATCTCACCGCTCCATCAGCGCCCGTTCAGCTTCCTCGTGGGTTAAGAAAATCGTTTTTCCTATGGAACTTTCCACGTATGGGCAGAACGGGGTTGTATCAATGTCCCACCGTTCCTGTATTGCGAGGTATCTCATGTTTCTGACTTTGTGCTCTAAGATTTCTCCGGCGAACACTCTGAATAACGTGTCCCCCATCTTGCACGGACGCACCACCAGCCGACCGTCCTTGTCGGCTTTGACCAACTGGCGGAACCTGTCCAGTGCCTCACTGGCTTTTTGGTTTCCAATTAAATCCTGAAGAAACACCACAAAGGATTGAAACGCTTCTGGCGTCATGCCCGTGTCTAAATACTGACGCAGCAGCGGGCAGTGCGCCGCCGGGACCGCCGTGCAAAAGCCTCCGACCGCGGTGCAATTCCCGTTATCTGTGTGCCGGTATTTGCATCTCAAGCAATTCACGTCTCCCAATGTTTTGCCTCCCTTCTCAGTAATCGAAACAGGCCATGTAGAAGTGGATTTTCCCGTCCTTGATTTCGTGGGTGCAGCACTTCCACATGTCGTGGTAGAGGAACCACACGGTTCCCATCTCGTTCAGGTATTCCAGATTGAAGTCCTTCAGGTACTTTCTGAGGACGTCGTTCACGCTCTCGCTGCCCTTCTGCAGTTCCAGAGGCACATTGAACCACGGAACCTCTGCGGTGATGGGGCCACGGGGCTTGCGCTTCTGGAAGTCAGCGCACAGATCATCAAACCTCGCCATCGTCCCCGCCTCCGCAATATTCGTTGTAGATGTGCTTCAGCTCTCGCGCAACGATGCCATCCTCAATGTCCTCCAGCAGATCATCGAGATTCCACCGCGCCAACTCAAGCCGCTGCCTTACCTGCTCTTTGTTGGCGCGGCGGTATTCCGCTGGCAGGTCGGGGGCATTTTTGAGGATGCTCTGGCACAGCTCGATTTCGCCGCAAAGCTCTTCGAGCCGATGGGCCACCCGAGAAACCACGCAGTCGTCATGCACGAGCAGGGTCTTTCCTTTTCCAATCATTCCGCATTCTCCTTTCCTACGAAAATGCCGGCGTACACAGCGCCGTCAATCAGGTAATGGTAGAACTGGTGCCCTTCGGGAACCTCGTCAGCCGTCAGCGTTGTTTTCCGCATCACCAGCGGATGGGTGCCGACCATGACAACATACTCGCCATCTGGCACGAGTTGCTTCATCCACTCGCTCGGCTTTTCCGAGCTGTGCGTCGTGTGGTCGAACAGGCTGACAGCCGGCACTCCCGTAATGGGCAGAGGCGCAAAGAGCGTCATCTGTTCCCACGCTCCACCGGCAATCATGCCGTTACTCATACTGCGCACGTCCCTTCTTGGCCTCAGCCATGATTTCCTCGATGTTGTTTCGGAGCAGGAAACGGTAGTCCTGCATCCGCTCCTCCAAAATCTCGGCCGCTTCTCTGCGGACGGCCTCGGGCGTAATGTTCTCGCAGTTGCAATGCACAGCCAGAATCAGATCCCTGAACGTGAACCCGTCGAGGATGTTGTCCTCGGCGCTCACATCGTCACCCAGCTTCCATCTCTTGCGCTCAGTCTCCATTCCCGTTCCCTCCAAATACCGCCTCAATGGCTTCGTACCAAGTCGTATTCTCGCCGACGTTGCAATCGGTCTTCTGGAAGAAGTAGCTCACGATCTCAGGGATGCTCTCCTTAGCCTCCTCGAAGGTGATGCCGTAACTGGTTTCAAACTCTTTCTCGTATTCGGCTCGGTCTTCGTCGGAAACGGCGTCCAGATCTTCGATACCGAACGCATACGAGGTCAGCATACGGAGCGCGTCCGCTTTGCGATACTGCATCTCCTGATACCGGTACGCCGCCTCGATTTCTTCCGGGGCCATCCGGTAGGACTTGCCATAATACTCGAAGTCGATCAGCTCTCTGGTGTTTTCCATCGTAATCATTTTGCTTCCTCCTGAATTACCTTCTGAACCAGCTCGTTCATGCAGTCGAAAAACCGCTGTGAGCAGGCAGCGCCTTTGGCCTTGTAATACTGCAGACCGTCGCACCTGCCGTCTTTGATGGTGACGTTCGCCAGCTTGCTGCAGATCCAACCCTGTGTTCTCAGGGGAACACCCACCTTGTACCGGCGCATGAGGAGCAAAACAATCGGCTCGTTGTGTCCGACATCCCCCACGCGGTAGTCGATGCGGTCGTTGTTCAGGCGTCCACCCTCTCGAATGATTTTGACGGCTGCCTCGATCTCCTGCTTTGCCTTCGCATTTATCTCCTCAGCCTCTCGGCGCCGCTTCTCTGCCTCTTCTGCGGCTATTTTTTCTTTCTCTTTCTGGATGTACTCCTGATGGGCCTCAGACAGCTTCATGCACTCGTCCAACTTGTTCAAGACGCAGGCTCCGACATAATCGGGATGTGTCAGGCCGCCGTTCTTCTCGCTCTGGAGATAGAACTTAACGTGGCTTGCGAGTTGCTTACTGATGCTGGCAACCCACCTCTCAGGCTGGCTCCCAAGGCGCGTAACAACTTCTTCCTCTCGCTTCATTGCCTCGGACACGCTGGTCGGCTGGTTCCACCCATCCCGTTCTCTCAGCTTATTGAAGAAGGCGACCCGCCCCTCCTTGCTGCCGTACAGTTCGTTCACCGCGGGCAGGTAGCCGCAGTTGTCGATCATCTGGAACTCCGTCATGCGCAACGGAATCAGGTAACTGTTCACCTCAACGTGCAGTATATAGCGGTCATTGTCGCACCGCGGGTACTCTATCTCAGGCTTTCCGTCCTTGCGCCACAGCCGATAGGTCGTGGTTCCGTCGGCAACCTCCTTGATGAACACAGCTCGCATCCGACGGCCGGTGCGATTATACATACCGCCGTCGAACAGCGGCGTCATCAATTTTACTTCAGGCATCTTTATCCCTCCCTAAAATTCGGATTGAAGGTGTCGCTGTACGCGGCTGTTTCATTCCAGTCGTCGTACCGCACCTTCTCGGTTTGCTTCCTGTGTCGGAACGTGATGTTCGGGCGGACGCAGGCTCCATCTTCCCACCATCCCTGACGCTCACGGCAAACCAGCCAACGGGCGAATGGTTCGTTGCAGAGTTTCCGCATGAGGTAGCCGCCGGTGTCGAGCCTGCGCCAGATTTCTGTGCGTTCGCTATCCATGTCACAAACGAACTCTACGTCGATGGTCTTCGGTGGATTTCTCTGCGGGTCGTTCTTGTATGCGTTCCATGACACCTTCGGGAACCATTCTTCGCAAACTTTGCTGTACTCCAGCGTCGAGTTCTCGGCGATATATTGCTTTCCGAGCAGGTCAATGTCCTCCTCTTTCATGTAGAGCTTTCCGACATTGCCGTCGGCATCGGTGAACACGACCGTTTTTCGTCCTGTCAGAACGGCGCTGGCGTTGCCTCCGTACGGAGCAGCCTCTTCGGGCGTGATGTCTCTGATCTCGATTCGCATTTTCTCACCTCCATTGAAGCGAACGCATAAACGGCAGAGCCGCCTCCATCCGCTCGACCTCTCTGTACCTTGAAGTTCCCGGTCGCGCCATCTTATGCTTTTCAACGAAGCGTTCCATTTCCTCCAGAGTGCCGGGACCGTAGCCAACAGCATCAAGGATGGTCTGGGCACCGTCGCAGCGTATGGCCTTCAGCAAATCAACGTCGATGCTCTGGCCGCCCGGAAACGGCTGGTGCTGGGACAACCGACAGAGCGGGAGGTATTCTCCCGCTACGGGGTGGCCAATGTTCCAAACCGTATAGCCAAGCGGCACGGCGTTCACGATCTCGTATGCGTGCTCGGGGAACGGCCAACGCCGCTCCGTGATGTACCGACCGTCCTGAGAGAACGTCGCTTCATACTCGTTCATCTCTTGCCGCCTCCTGCTCATTTTTCCTGACCGTTATCGGCGTCGTATGGTGAAGCCGCGTCCGCTTCACCGTGAACGTCTTGCCGCAGTAGAAGCACGGAAACTTGCAGTTTCCATTCCACCCGACCATATTCGATTTCCCGCAGTACGGACACTCAATGATTCCGACTACCGGCTTGTTTGCCATCGTCTGTTCCTCCTCTCAGTACCAAATCAGGTTGAGGCCGCCGAGCTGTTCCACACGCCCAGTCATCGCCTCAACGTCCACGAGCCGTTTGGGCAGCCGCTCGTCTCCGTTCCACGCTCGGATCAGCTCTTCCAGCTCCTTGTCAGGGGTCGGTACGGCGAAGTCGCACCCGAAATTGTAGACCATCTGATCGAGCAATTCCTCGTAGACACCTTCCTTGCCGGCAATAACCTTCTTTCGCTGGTCGCCGTGGAAGTTGATGCTGCCGAGGAACAGCCGCCCGTGCATCATCTTCAGCGCCCGCAACTGTTCGCGGTTCCAGTCGTTATACGTCTTGTCAGCTTCTCGCAGTGCCCAATACCCGCCCGTACTGCGAACGTAACTGAATTGCATCTTTCTGGCAAACGCGAACGTGATGCTGCCTTCCAGCTTGGCCTTCCAGTCAAGACTTCTCAGGTTCAGCTTCCCGTTGTTTGCCCACCCCATGTTGAGCTGGCCGTTTACATTGCTGTTCTCGAATGACCAGAAGTGGTCACGATACACGCACTCGCTGTTGACATCCAAGCCTCTGTCTTTGGCCTCGGAGCGGGAGTAGCGAACCGGCTGACGGTCAACCTTGCGGTTGTGCGCCTCGTCCTCCTTCAAGTAGAACAGAACCGTATTCTTGTCTCCCTCAGCCCCGTGGTAGTTCGGACGATAGGCAACGACGCCCAGCTTATCCGCAATCTCGTCGAGGGTTTTCTGCTGTTGCGTGTACCAGAAATCAGTTGCCGTTACCAACTTCATCGTCATCCTCTCCTTTCAAAATCATTTCCTCCGTGAATATCAGCCGGCCGCATCCGTTACAAACGAACCCGCCGCTGTTGAACCTGATCCATTCGGTGCAACCGCACTCCGGGCAGGCTGCGAAAATCTTCATGCCGCCATCCTCCGTTCATAGTCCTTGATTTCCTCAAGCGTCAGCCACTCAGGCTTGCCGCTTTCGGGGAAGCTCCACCAAAGAGCCTTCATGTACTCTATATGGTCAGCTACGTTGCCAGCCCAAAGATACTTCGTGACTCGGTTGCCACACCCGAGGAAATACTCGCAATCCTGCCTCATGCGGTCGAGCATCTGGTATCTGAACTGCAGGCTCCATGTCAGAACCGTGCTGACCTTATCAGCCACAGCCATTACTGCTCACCTCCAACCAGTGCTTTCCACCCCGGCTCCTCACCAAGCCACATCGCCCGCAGCCAGTCGTTCTCGCAGAAGTACCGGCGGTAGTGGCTCGGCATCGAGTTCACCGCGAAATTGCGGATCTGGCGCTTGCGCTCCTTGCCGGTCTGCAAGCGAGCCTCCCAGCCGATAAGCTCGGCCTGAGACTCGTTGATGAACTGGCGGTTGCCATCAACCTCAATGCCAATACGCTCCTCCGTGCAACCAGAGTATGGATTGCGGCAGGTGCCGCACCAAAAGACCTTGCCGACGCTCCCCTTCTTGAACTTGCGACCGGCGATCACGCGCACCGTATCGCCGACGTGGATTTTCATGGCCTGCATCCGGTTCGTGCGCCCGTCAAACAGGGACTTGCCGAGCGTCTTCCAGTAGTGGTAGACCTTGCGGAGCACCTCAGGCGTGGCGTCGATCTCAGCGCGGCCACTGCAGGCGCAGCGGGTGGTGTCGAATAGAACCTTGTCGATGGTCTGCTTCTCTTCGTTCCAGCAGATCGCGTACCAGTCGGAATCGTCGTAGCCGTTGTGCTCGTACCAGTCGAGGACGCAGCCCTCGTAGTCAGGGGTGTGACCGTCCCCGTAGACGTTGGTGAAAATAGCCATCACTTGCCCTCCTTCATCATCAGGTCGTACAGCTTAGCCTTCAGCTCCATGATCGTCATGTCGCGGTCGTGAACCTCCGCTTCGAGCTGGCCGATTTTCTTCTGAGCGGCCTGCTCAGCGTCAACAGCCTCCCGGCATCTTCTGTGTTCCACATCGCGGTCATCCTTGGCCCGTTTCAGTTCTCCGTTCAGCTCCTTGACCTGCTGGTGAAGCATCTTGTTCTCTTCCAGCGCATCAATGACCGGGAAGTTGCTGTGCTGATTGTAGAAGCGAGTCGCATCCTCCCAGCTCCAGATCTTAAAAGCGACCTGATAGAAATACTTGCTCAGTCCAACACGGCCAGAGGAATAAGTACCACGCGGATCAGGTTCGCCGTCGAACCCATTCAGGCGGCCATTGTCATTGGCGAGCCGAATAAGCTCTTTCACTTCGCTGCGACCGAAAATGTCTTGCGCTCTGCAAATGTCCTCAGGCTTGGTGCTCAGACCGTGTGCCGCTACTTCCTTCAGAAGTTCCTCTGCGGTTTTGATGCTGTCATACTGGCTTGCCATATCGCTGTCTCCTTTTCTTTGTAAGAGAACCGGAGGCTTTCCTGAACTGTTGCTCTGGCTATCTCCGATTATCCATCTGGTTATTTTGTAACTTTATTATACTGCGATACCTACCTATGTCAATATGTTTTCGTTAATTTTTATGAAGAAATTTTCTATCTATATACGTTTCAGAATATGCCCGTAAACAGCACGTACAGGGCCTATACCGCCTCGTAGCGTCAGCGGTGTGAATGGATGCAGAGGGCCGTGACGGTAGTGTGCGTGGCCGTACGGGGCGCAGCGGGTGTACGGGGCATTTGGGTATAAAAAATCACCCTCCCGGTCGTAACCGAGAGGGTGGCTTCATCGTGCGCTTATTCTTTTTTCGGCCCCTTTTCAATCTGGGTGCCATACTTCTCCACGAATGCGGCGGCGACGCTGGATTGGACTGTCCGCAGTCTGTCCTTGGACGTGTCCGTGTGATACTCCGCCATGAAATACCGGCCTTCGCTGTCAACGTACAGCTCAGCGGCTTCGCCGTCTGCATTGAACTCGTTGACGCCGTCCTCATAAAAGCTGTTCGAGATGGCCTCCGCAGCCGCGGTATCGAACGTAATCTTGTCGCAGTTACCGCACAGCCTGCGGCCGTGCCCGCTGACGTGAGGCTTCAGGATCTCGCCAGTCTTGCGCATCGTGAAGGTCACATCGACGCCGAGAACGTCCATGAGTGCCAAAAACTCGTCAGCCCTGATGCTGTTCCGGTTCAAACGCAGGTTGAAGTTCTGCGGAGTCCAACCCATTTGACGGGCGAGCCACGCCTGTGAGTTCTTCGTTTTCGCCAGAGCTGCATCCATAAGTTCTCTCGATGTCATATCTTCACCTCCGTTTCGAGTATCTCTGTGCTTGCTATGATACATCGAAACAGATGCAAAATCAAGATTTTCTTTGCCAGCATTATCGTTTCCGTTCATATCGTGGAAATTACTCCCCCTAAATCTTCGGAATAGTGCCGCCGTACACGCCGGCCATTTTCAGTTTCCGCAGCGTTCCAATCTGCTTCCGGTTAATGCTGGGGCCGTAGCAGCAGTCGTTGTTCCACACAGCCACAGCATTTGCCTGCATACAGAGCCACGTCAGGAAGTCGTAGTAATACTCCCGAGGGCACAGGTCGTTCAGTTCTTGCCGCGATACGCCCTGCTTCTGGCAGGCTAAGGCGATCAGCTTCTCTTGGTGCGACGGAACCGCGTATTCCACAGTCCCATCCTCCAAAATCACGACCTCCAAATACTGCACATACGTCTGCTTGTGCTTTTCAAGGTCGAACGCGCAGTAGATGTCATAGGCCATCGTGTCAGGCCCCCGCCGGTGCCGTCGGGATGAACCCACGGATCAGATCCTCGTACAGTCTGCGGTATGTATCACGCTCAGCCTTTACCGTCGCCAGTTCCAAAGCGGCCTTTGTATCGGTCTCCTTGCCGACGACAGCTTCCCGCTTTTCGACCTGCTGCTCGCGCTCTTTCAGGCGCTCGATCAGGCCGGGGTATTTCTTGAGGCCCAGAGCCGTCGCAACCGCGATGTCGATGTCGCGCATCTCCTCCGCCGTACAGCGCCCGATGTAATTGCCGAGCCGCTCCAGCGATACCGTATTGATCTGCTCACACATGACCGTACTTGCCCTTCCTGTACTCAGGATCTCAACGTGGGTCGGCAGATTGCTCTTCGGCTGCGTCGTGCAAAAGGCCACCTGCACGGTTTCGGAGTAGCGGTTCCCTTCGTCACAGGAAACAACCACGCCGGGACGCCCCGTATGTTCCTCGCTCCCGACCTGAATGCCGAACTTGTGGACATAGAAGATGTCGCCACGTCTGATGCTGAAGCTCACACTCCATCTCTCCCTTCAAAATATCGGCTTCGCTCTTCCGGTGTAGGCCAGTCTGGGTCGATGCCACGCTTGCGGCGGTTGCGTCGCCAGCCGTTGTAGACCTTCACATCGCGTTCGTCAATGCTGTACCCGACGCCGCGTTCGGCGCGGTCGTGGACTAACAGCGGGCGCGGATAGTTCGGGTTCCGCGCCCTCAGAACCTCGTATGCGCCAACAGGCTCTTCGAGCTTCCATCCGCTTTGCTTCAGGTATGTTTTGAGGTCGGACAACATCCCGTGCCTGACCGTCACTCTGTTCTTCATCTGCTCCTCCATTTCCTGCTTCCGGTAAAACCGCTCTCGGTCGAGGAAGCCTTTCGTGGCGTAGTATTCGCCAGCATCCATGCCGCAAAAATCAGCCTCGCTCATTCGTCATCCTCCATCGGGTGCCAACGGTAGCGGCAGTCCGTGTTCTCGCATTCTCCGTTGAACATGAGCTGTCCGCACAGCGGGCAGGTCGTCACTTCATACATCTGAGATTCCACAGCTTTTCTCCTCCTTGTCCGTCAGCCGCATCAACGCGGCCGCCTGCTCTTCGATAAGGTCTGCGGCAGCCTTTGCCACCGTGCCGGCGCATTTGAACCGTGCTGGCCGCTCAAACGCAGGGCATTGCTCCTTCGGGCAGTGCCCTGTTTCGATGGCCGATTGATGGCATCGAAGCGCCAAAAGAACTTCTTGCGGTGTCATCAGCCCACCTCCTTGCTGTGGCTTCTGCAGCACTCGCGGAGGCGGGTGCGCATCACGTCGTAATACTGCTTTTCATTCTCAATGCCTATGTACCGCCGCCCCGTTCTGCAGCAGGCAACACCGATGGAGGCGCTTCCAGCGCAGCAGTCGAGCACGACCTCGCCGGGGTTGGTGTATGTGAGCACCAGTCTCTCGCACAGCCATACCGGTTTCTGCGTTGGGTGCAGGTGGCTCGTCTGCTTATCGCTGGGGCCTTTGACAACACTTCGCGGGTAGCGGTCTGTGTTGCCGCCGCCCTTGACTTCCTTCGTCGCTTTCTGGTAGATCTCGGTTCGGTTCTGCGTGTCGATGTAATGGGTGTAGCTGTTCACCGGCTGATGGCCGTCCGTCTTCTGCGGGTTGTACGTCGGCTGGCGGCGGTAGAAAATCAGGATGTTCTCGTGCGCCCGCATGGGCATCTTCTTCGCGTTCAGATGGCCCGTGGCGTTGCTCTTCTCCCAGATCCACTCATACCGCAGATTTCTCAGGTTGCTGCATCCCAGCACCTTGTCGAATGGCGTCTGTGCGAACAGAGCCACAGCTCCGTTCTTTTTCACTACGCGGTCAGCTTCGCTCCAGAACGCCTCAAGGTCAATCGGCGTGTCCCACTTGCAGTTGGTTCGCCCATACGGCAGATCCGTGAAAAGGAAGTCCACGCTTCCCGCGGGCAGGAGCCGCATCCCGTCGATGCAGTCCCCGAGATAAGTCTTGTAGTTCCAGTCCTTGCGCTCCATGTGGCACCACCCTCACTCGAAGTACCCGCAGGGCGGCTCGTCACAGTAAGCCTCGCGGTCGTGTTCTTCACACCACCCGACACCGTTTGCGTCCTCGTCCCCGAATCGCTGGCATCCACCGCAGCACATCTCCCGCGGCTCTTTCAGGGCGTGTAAGGCAATGCCGATTGCTGTGTCCAGCTCAGACTCAAAGCGGCCCTTGCTCTGCTCTCGTTCAATGATGGCGATTGCGTCGCTTCGTTTCATCCATCACGCCTCCTTCGCGTCATAGTGCTCGCAGCCTACCGATACGTCGAGGCTTTTCTTGGCGTTCTCGACCTCGTTGTAGCGCCCGGTGACGATGAACATATTGAAGATCGCCAACGACCGCTTCAAGCAGACGTCAACGTGGCGGCAATTCTGACACTTTCGTTCCATTTACTCCGCCTCCTTGTAGCAGTAGTCGGTGCATCCGTCATCGTTCAGGCCCGGAGCCCTGCCGGTGACGAACGGCGCTTTGCAGATCCCGTCAGGATTGAACACGCAATGCTCGGAATCGCACTCGCAGCACAAGCTCGTCAAGAACAATGCCTGTGCAACCTCTCGATCCTTTGGCTCGCCCACGAGCAGCAGCTTTGCAACGCCGCGGCTGTATCGTTCGTCGAACCATTCCCAGACCTCCTCCCGGTTCGTTCCAGCCGGGAAGCAAAGGAACTGAGCCTCGATTTCTTCCGTCTCGGGGTTCATTGGCACATCCCCAAACTCAGCCCAGAGCCGCTCCAGCCGCTTGTCTCGCTCTTTCAGCGTCGGGATTGCCTTTGCTCTCTGCTCGTTCAGGTAGGCTTCATAGTATGCGTACTCGTCCTCGAAGGTTTCGCCGCTCTTTCGGAACTCGTCAAGCGTGTTGCAAATCAGGCCGACCACATCAGCCTCGGGCGTTGCCTTGACGTATTCGTCAGGGTCGAGTTCCTCCGCTTTCAGGTGCCCAAAGTAGAACCAGTTGTCGCCGATCTGGCAGACAGTCCCATGATCCATATTCGGATCTCTGACGAAGCGGACGCTTCCGTTGCGGATGCCTTCGCGCACCATGTCCTCAGTAATCATCCAAACGTCACCTCCCCGAACAAAGCAAGCTGCACAATCTCGTCAGCGCAGGCAGCGTCGATTTGGCAGCAGTCAACAGTGCCGTCTTTCTGCACAGCCCCGTATTCGTCGAGGCCCTGCTCGACCCACAGCTTGAAGCCATTCAGGAACTTCTCCAGATCCAGCTCCCACTTCTCGTCGATGTCCTCGACGTCGTGGAGAACCAGGGCGCCGCCGCGGGCAATCTGCTCATGCCCCCAGTCGGCACAGCGCCGTTCTTCCACAACCTCGGCTTCGGAGCACCAGTAGTTGATGCCGCCCTCCAAAGCCGCAACCATGATGTCGTCGATGTCCTCGACCGTCAGTTTGACATCGCGCTCAGTGTGAACGCTGAAGGTTTTCTTCTTCTCCATGTTGTCCCTCCTCAAAACTTCGTTTCTCCGAAAAGGGCGAACTGCACGATCACGTCCGCCTCGTTCGTTGTCAGGTCATCCAGAGCCAGCCGTTCATCCTCAATGCGGATGTGGCAGCTCTCGTTCAGATACTGCTCGACACCGCTCATTAGGTTCTGCCAAGACAGCTTGTGCCATTCTCCGCCAATCTCGTGGATCATCAGTTCGCCGCCAAGCGCGACCTGTTCGCAGACACGCTTGCCCAGTTTGTCGCCTACCGTTTTCACCGCATCAGACCAAGCAGAAATGCCGCCAGCATTGAGCGCCTCGTACAGAATCAGGTCTACATCCTCCGCGGTGATGCAAACCATCGTGGATACCTTGCACCAATGGTTGTTCATCTTTCCACCTTCTTGCCGTCCGGTCTCCTTGATCTTTTTCACGTCACTCTCATTGATCGCCGAGAGCGCTTCCTGGCAGATCCACTTTCTGAAACGAGACTTTTCCCACTCGCGCTGGCCCTTCTTGAGTTCAGCTTTCTCTTCGGGCGTCATGTCCTTGCCGTACCACTTCGCCGTATCGCAGCAATTCACCACGCCAGCCTTGGCCTCCACTTCGCTCGTAAGAAAAACCGTCTCATTCGCATTTTCGCTCATCTTGTCATTCCTCCTCATCGTCTTCGATTTCGGGCAGAGCTGAACTCGGATGCTGCCAGTCGCAGTACCAGAACAGGTGTCTTGCCTTCTCTACGTCCCCGCCGCACTCGTCAACGAAGTCGTTGCCGGTGTAGCAGCAACCGACGATTTCCTCCACGTCCTCCGGGCCGTTTGCAGGTTCCGTGACCGGAATCAGGTTTAGGGCAAGGTCGGGAATGTAAATGATGTCGTCGCTCCGTTCAAACCGAGTGGCCTTGAAGATTTCGCAATCCTGACCGTTTCTGAATGCGAACAGGTCATCCATGACGGCTCCACCGAGCAGCTTCTCTCGCAATTCTGCCTTTGTCATTCCTGAGTGCCTCCTCTGCAAAGACTTTCACCACAGCCGGGGCAGTAGTCGGGGTAATCGGGAGCGTCGCAGTCCTCGTACCAGACGTGGTTACACCGGAGGCATCTATACTGCCGCAGTTCCACGTCCTCGGCAGGCCCGTCACCCGTCTCGTATTTTCTCTGTGCTTTTGCCGCCTGCGCGGCTTCCTTTTCCCCGGCCAGCCACATCATGCACTCGGTCAGGTCGGGGAACTCTTCCGTCCAAGCGTCGCCGGTGCTATTGTCGATGCCGATGTACTCAACGCCAGTCTCCAGCACGAACAGGCCACGAGGCCCGCGGTGTTCGATGATGGCGTTTGCCTCCTGCTGGCTGACGTATTTGAACCACCGATAGTCCTCATGTACCACGCCGCAGTTGGGGCAAACCCAAAGTGGGACGTTGTTGCGCTTCCCGAACCTGCCAAAGTAGATGTCCCGCGAAACGTAGCTTCCGCAGTCATAGCATCTTGTAGCCTGAGCTATCATTTCCACACCCCCTTCAGTTCCAGCACAAGTTTCGGATCTCTCGATCAGAAAGTCCAATCGTTCCATCCAACATCTCGGTCAGGAAGTCGTACTGTTCGTCGCCTCCCATGCGGTCGGCGTACTCCAAAACATTTCGGATGATGCGAGCCGCAGCGCCGTCAATGCTGAACTCCTCCAGCAGCCACTCATACGCCTTTTCCATCTCAGCAATCACCAGCCCTTTCGTAGTCATGCACCGTCCGGCGCTCGCCGTCGTCTTCAATATACGGGCGATGGATGTCGAACCCGTGGTCGAGCATCACCTGCTGCACCGCATCGACAGCTTCGCCGATGTGGTACATATCCCAGTCGAACTCGTCCTCGTCCCGCTCCAGAAGAACCAGCAGGAACCGGTACATAGCGTTGTCGATTTCGTCCAGACGCTCGATCTGGCGAGGCGACAGCTCTGCTCGGTCATCTTCGTCATCCGACTCGCCTTTCAGCACATCCTCCATCGCAGACGCCAGCTTGTTCAGCATCAGTTTGATGTCATCAGCATCCTTCACAAGCGTCTTGAGGTCAGGGACACCGGACACCCGTCCCTGTGCCTCAATCCACATCTTGGCGTGTTCCTCAGCGTCGAAGCCATTCGCATAGGAACGGATCTCGCTCACCATGTCGTCCGCGTTGTGGACGTCGCTCGCGCTGATGTCGAAAGAGAAATCTTCACCGGCGGGGCTGTTCTGGATGAACTCCCATTCGGTGTCGCTTTCGCGGACGCACCAGCCAAGCTCCTCGGCTTTATCGAGCAGATCGTCGATGTTCACGTCGTTCCCCAACTCACCGAGGTCAATCTCGATGACGGGCATCTTCTGGCTGAGGCCCGCACAGTATTCGCACCAAGCGTCAGTCGGTTCGTCCGTGTCTTCGTCGTAATCGCAGAGGGCGAGGCTTTCGATGCCAGCGGCCTGCGCAATCTCGCGCATCACGTCTCCATAGCAGGAGCCGTTGCGCTCGAAGCCACGCATCCGCTCTTTGATGCTCTGCTCAATGTCGTCGGCCTGTTCCTGCGGAACGACCATAACGCTGTCCATCCAGCGGTTCATTTCGGATTTGCACCGAATGGCTACCGTGTTTTCACTCATATCGTCTGTCCTTTCCTACACATCCGCATTGACGCGGACGTAATTTCAAATTAGCCACATGGAAACCAACACCCGTGGAAGCCCCTGAGAGGCTCTGTATGGCACGTTTCCGTGCGGTGGTGAAAGTGTATGCTTTCCGCCGTAGAGCACGTTCTCGGTCTTGTGCGTCGGTTTTGGCGGGTGTTACGCCTTGCGGTTGGGACTGCTCAGTAGCTCCAGCTCTCTCTCGATGGCCTCGTCGAGCCTGTGCGAGAGGTTCTGGGTGAGCCACAAATCGGTCGGCGTGTACTCCGTAACATCTTCCCCAGTCTGCCGGTAGAAGCCATCCATCGCCGCCTGACCCATGCCGTACTCAGCTCTGCTCTCTCGCCAAGCATCAGTCAGCTTGACCCGATGCCTCTGAAGCTGTTCGAGCGTCATCCGCCCGATGTCCTCGGTAAGCAGCTTCCTCGCCTGTGCTATCTTCATCTGCGCTTCCTCCTACCAGATGCCAAGTTGCCGGTTGCAGTTGTGTACGTCAACACCGATTTCACCAATGGCGGCGAGTAGGTCGCGTTTCTCTTCTGTGTCGTTGGACTTCTCCCAGCGGTCGATGGCCTCCTTCAAGGCGTCGATGTAGCTGGCGTTCGTGCGGAGCAGCTCCACCGCAGTCTTATTCATTCCGACGCCTCCATTTCATCGACCAGTTCCCACCGGGTCTTGTACTGCTTCTGGATTTTCCAGTCAACGATGCGCATATCGTTGGCGGCGTCCCCGTCGATCACAATGTCGATGCCGAAGCCGCCGCACATCTGCGTCTGGGTATGGGCGCCTTTGCTGCGTTCGCGGATCAGCGCGTTCAGAGCATCGACCGCGGCCTGCTGGCTCTTGAACGTATGGCGGCCGACCCAGTTCATTTCCTGCCAGCCCTTCGCCATGTTCTCCAAAATCCAGAACCCACGGCCGCTTCGCTTCATCCACGCATCCTGATAGAGAACGCGCCATACCGGAATCAGTTCCAAGCCGTCAACAACGATCTTCTTGTCTTCCATGTTTACGCTTCCTTTCTGGAGCAAAGCTCCGGTTGATACTGCAGAACCTCTTCGATGATGTGCTTGGCCTTGACGATGCCGAACTCCTGAAGAAGCTGCTGCGGCGTGTAGATGTCCGCCATCCTGACCGACCGGTGGCCGGTCGTGTACGCTTTCTTGAGCGCCGTCTTGCTGGTGTACTCGGTGCTGAACGCCCAGCGCATATACTCGGAACCGCACTGGTTGCAGTTGCCGCTACGCTTGATGAAGTAATACGCCTTCCCCATAGCTGTTCTCCTTATCCGTAAATCTGAGTGACGATCTCAACGCCGGCATTGATGGCTGTCGGGATGTCCGTCCCGAGCTGCCGGTAGAAGTCAGGATGAACAATGCACTCATAAGCTCTGCACATCGTATCTCTCTGTTCCGCCGTGATGTTGATGCGGAAACCCTTTGCAATCCGAAGGGCCTCTTTGAAGTTGCCCGCGGCTACGGCTTCGCGCACGATGTCAGATTTACGTTTCATGGTCTCCGTCCCTTTCTAATTAGCCGGTTGGTTAA